GATCTTCGGATTATCGGTCTTTCTAACGGCGTTGATAACGCTTGGGGCGATGCTTTCACAGTAGTGCAAGTACAAGTCTCTCGCAGTCAATTCGTTGCAACCATTAACGCCATCTAAGGAGTCCAATCATGGCAGCACCAATGCGCAGTACGGACTTTAGAAGCATCGTTGAACCAATAATGAACGAATGCTTCGATGGAGTCTATGATCAACGTACCGACGAATGGTCACGGGTTTTCCGTGAGCAGGACGGTATTCCCCGCAACTACCACGAAGAACCAGTCCTTTATGGATTTGGAGCCGCACCTCAACTGCCTGACGGAACTCCTGTTTCGTATCAGCAGGGTGGTGTTCTCTTCTTGCAACGCTATGTCTATAACGTGTTTGGCTTGGCCTTCGCGTTGACCAAAGTGTTGGTTGAAGACGGCGACCACATCCGCATCGGTCAGGTCTACGCTCGCCACTTGGCTCAGTCTCTCATCGAGACAAAAGAGACCTTGTGCGCAAACGTCTTGAATCGCGCCTTCAACAGCGCGTTTCCCGGCGGCGACGGCGTATCCCTGATCAACACGGCTCACCCCATCGTAAACGGTACTTTCAGCAACCAGTTGACCACTGCGGCCAACCTGTCCCAGACTTCTCTGGAGCAGATGCTGATTCAAATCCGTCAAGCTGTGGACAACAACGGCAAGAAGATCCGCCTTGTGCCCCGCCAATTGGTGGTGGCCCCCGGCAACGTCTTCCAAGCCGAAGTTCTGCTCAAGAGCGTCCTGCGCTCTGGTACAGCAAACAACGACCTGAACCCTGTCAAGTCTATCGGCTTGCTGGACGAAGGCGCTGCTGTTATCAGCCGCTTGACCAGCCCAACGGCGTTCTTTGTTCAGACCGACGCCCCAGAAGGCATGAAGCTCATGATGCGTCGCAAGCTCGAGAAAACCATGGAAGGTGATTTCGAGACTGACTCTATGCGCTACAAGGCCACCGAGCGTTACATCCCCGGGTTCACCGACCCGCGTGCAATGTACGGCACACCCGGCATGTAAAGCCAAGTGGGGCGGGAGTAAAAAACCCGCCCCTTTTTTTAATGTTTGGTCAAACTTTTCAAGGAGCAGACCATGCCTCAATTTTCAGATGATCTCTTTCTGGGTTCCGCCCTTACCGTTCAAGGTATGGACGCCTACCCTGCTGTTTCAACTTTTACTGGCTCAATTGCTACCACCACACTGACAGTCACCGCGATGCTTTCAGGTGACCCAATTTTTGTTGGTATGTTTATTGACAGCTCAACGTCTCTTACCAATGGAACTTTTATTTCCGCTTTTGGTACAGGCACAGGTGGTGTAGGAACTTACACAGTAAACAACTCACAAACTGTAGCAAGCGCAACCATCATTGGTTCGGGTAATGCTTTGTTGTCAAACCCATCCCCAATGAGCGTAGGTGTTGGCCCTCTGGGTCGCATTTATGTTTGGGACGCTGTGCCGCAAGCCAAGCTGACGAACAACATTGTTGCCGCTGTTATCACAACTGCCACCACGCTCACGCTGGCCGCAGGTGCTGGTGTTACATCCGCCACAATTCAAGGCGGCGCAACAGGCTTGCAACTTGACTGCCCTCGTGCGGTTTCTACAACCACAGGTGCTGGTACTCCGACTTCTGTCAACATTACTGTTTCTGGCTACGACTACTACGGTCAAGCCATGAGCGAAGTAATTGCAACAGGAACAGTGGCATCAACAACTGTCAGCGGTAAAAAAGCCTTCTACCAAATTGCCAGCGTTGTCTCTTCTGGCGCAAGTGTGGTGACTGTTGCGGTGGGTACGACCGACATCTTGGGTGCGCCATTGCGCATCACTGATGCTGGGTACGTTACTCGCGCAGGCTGGAACAACACCTTAGCCGAAGATGCGGGCACTTTTGTTGCCGCTGCTACGCTGACGGCTACCACCACAACTGGCGATGTAAGGGGTACTTATCTGCCCTCATCGGCGGCGGATGGTATCAAACGTCTCGTGATGGGAATCGCCCTGCCAGCAATTGCGGTAGGCCCAAATGCAACCCGTGTTGGCGCTCTCGGCGTCACACAAGCATAAGGAGAACGACATGGGTCAATTTAAACCAATGGTCAAAATGGAGACCACTGAGCCTTCAGTTGAACTGAAGCTCAAAAAAGGCGGCAAAGTGGCCAAAATGGTCAAAAAGGCTGACGGTGGCATGATGGGTTCGCCCATGAGCGCTGCTGGCGCTATGCCCCCTGCAATGCCTGCCCGTGGCGGCATGCCAATGGCTGGCTCACCAATGAAGCCTTCGCTGGCCATGCGTCGTCGCGCCATGAAGGGCATGCCCGCTGGTGCTGGCCCTGCTGGTCCAATTGGCGGTGCAGCTTCAATGCAGACCTCAATGCCTATGGCCCCTCCCACCATGAAAAAAGGCGGCAAGGCCGACATGGGCCAAGACAAGGCCATGATCAAAAAGGCCTTCAAGCAGCACGATATGCAAGAGCACAAGGGCGGCAAAGGCACTTCGCTCAAGCTCAAGCACGGTGGCAAGATGGCCGCTGGCGGTGGGATGCACATGATGCCTGACGGCAAAATGATGAAGAACTCTGCCATGAAGAGCGGCGGCAAGATGACCAAGGGCGGCATGGCTTGCGCAACTGGCGGCGTAGTCAACGGCCAAGGCGGCTTTGCTACTGGCGGTGTCGTTAAGGGCCAAGGCGGCTACGCCACTGGTGGCGTTACCAAGTCAAACGGTGGCGGCTACAAAGAAGGCGGCATGACCATGGTCGAAAAGGGCGGGAAGATGGTTCCTGACTTTGCGGCTGATGGCAAGGGCAAAATGAAAAAAGGCGGCAAGATCAAAGGCATGATGGGCGGCGGAATGATGGACGAAGGCATGATGGGTGACGCCATGTACAAAAAAGGCGGTTCCACAAAAAAAGCCTACGCGGCGGGCGGGACTGTTAATTCAGGCCGTCCCGTCGCGATGCCCCAAGGCGCTAAAAAGCCATCACAGCCCGTAAGAACCAACCTTGTTGTTGGCACTTTCAAAAAGGGTGGCAAGGTCACCCCTGCTGAAGGTAATTTGATGAAGGCATTTGGGTCTGAGAACAAGACTGCTATGAAGCAGGCAAAGGCTCAATCCAACGATGTCTACAGCAAGTACCAGAAGATGAAAGATGGTGGTTCTCCAACTCCAGATGAGCGTTTCTTTGACAAAAACAAAGAAGACCCAAAATCTGCAAGCGACAAAGCAAGTCGTGAGTTGGAAGATGCGATGAACCCCTTGAGTATGGTGAAGGAACTGGCTGGAAAGGCCAAGAAATACTTCATGCCCAAGGCTGACAGTGTGACCAAGACTAAGGAGTCTGTAACGGTTACACCAGCGGGTAAAAAGCGCGGCGGAATGGCTTGTTAAAAACGAGTGGGGGCTTCGGCCCCTGCTTTTTATTAAGGGAACAAAATGGCTAACACAGTAGCAACGCAAACTATCTTTGATGGGGAGCGCACAGCAATTCAAAAATTTGATTTTTTGTGCGATGGCTCTGGCAATGAATCTGCGGTATTAAAAGTAGATGTGTCTACTCTTTCGTCAAGCAATTCTGGCAAGGCGTGTGATGGCGTCACAATTCTAAAAATTTACGCATCAACGCATGGTTTGCAAGTAGAAATTTTGTGGGATGCAACAACTGATTTATTTTGTATTGGTGTTCCACAAAACACATTTTACAACATGGATTTTTCATTGTTTGGTGGACTTCCAAATAACGCGGGGGCTGGTAAAACTGGCGATATAAGATTTACAACAACGGACGCCGCCGCAGGAGATTTTTATTCAATCACACTTGACATGATTAAATCCTATGCCGACTAAATCTTCTTCCCAGCATCGTTTAATGGCGGCAGTTGCGCATAACCCTGACTTTGCCAAAAAGACGGGCATACCTTCTAAGGTTGGCAAGGAATTTGTCAAGGAAGATGCAAAGATGGCGGGTGGTGGTTTGTATGCAAACATTGCCGCGAAGAAGCAACGTATAGCCTCTGGCTCTGGCGAGAAAATGCGTAGTGCTGGTAGCAAGGGCGCTCCCAAATCTAGCGATTTTGCCAATGCGGCTAAGACTGCCTCTTACAAAGAGGGCGGCAAGTCAACGGTCAACGCCGCAGGCAACTACACCAAGCCAGAGTTGCGCAAACGTATTTTCAATGATGTGAAGTCTGAGGCTACTGCTGGAACGGGTGCTGGACAGTGGTCAGCCCGCAAAGCACAGGTTGTGGCAAAGCGTTATAAAGACGCAGGTGGTGGTTATCGTGATTAAAAAGCCCCAGCAATCATTGAAGGCTTGGGGCGACCAAAAATGGAGAACGAAAAGTGGTAAAAAATCTTCTGAAACTGGTGAAAGATATCTTCCAGAGTCTGCAATTAAGAGCCTTAGCCCTGCTGAGTATGCTGCGACGACCAAAGCAAAAAGAGCAGGCAAAGCCGCAGGAAAACAATTTGTAGCGCAACCCAAAAAGATTGCGCAAAAAACAGCTAAACACAGGTTTTAATTATGGCAAAAAAGACTCCCTCTCTTGCTATTGGTCGTGGTGAAAAGTTGCCTGCTTCTAAGGGGGCAGGGTTGACGGCTAAAGGTCGAGCCAAATATAACGCGGCAACAGGTAGCAATTTGAAAGCACCTCAGCCTCAAGGTGGCGCACGCAAGGATTCTTTTTGCGCTCGTATGAGCGGTGTGCCGGGGCCGATGAAAGACGAAAAAGGCAAGCCAACCCGTAAGGCGGCGGCGCTTGCGCGTTGGAAGTGCTGACATGTCATATTCTGGTACTACAGGCACAACCGTTGTAACGGTCCAAACGCTGATTGATCACGGTGCTCGTCGCTGCGGTAAGTTGGCAGAAGAGCTGACCTCGGAGCAGGTCCTGAGTGCCCGCGAGTCGTTGTTTTTCCTCCTGTCCAACCTGATCAACATTGGCATTCAGTATTGGGCTATCAGCAAGAAGGTCTACGGCTTCACGGCAGACAAAGCAACGTACCTGCTGCCCCTTGGCGGCAACGACGTGCTCAATGCGTTGTACCGTTATATGAACCGCCCTGACGGCAGCTACACATCATCCGCAGGCGGCACAGTGGCCAATCTGTACGATGGTGATGTAGACACGGTATGCACTCAAACCTCTGCAAATGGAAATTTTGCTATCAACTTTGGCCCGTCCAACCCCATTTTTATTGGCTCAATTGGGTTCCTGCCTGCCTCCAGCGGCACTAAATCATTCATCCTCGAATACTCGCTTGACAACGTGACTTGGGCAACCTTGGTTGATCTTGGGTCCATCGCCGTGGTCGATAACGAGTGGGTTTGGACCGACATTGCCAACGGCCAGACCGTGCCGTACTACCGCATCCGCGCCTATAGTGGGACCACCCTGAGCTTGCGAGAATTGTATTTTGGCAACAACAGCACAGAGATCACCATGTCGCGCCTAAACCGCGATGACTACACCAACCTACCCAACAAGAACTTCACAGCCAATCAGCCGTTCCAGTTTTGGTTCAATCGCACGATTCCCCAGAGCGAGATCGTGCTTTGGCCAACGCCGCAAGACGCCTTTTATCAAATGACCATTTGGTACTCACGCCAGATCATGGACGTGGGTGACCTGTATGGCGAGCTAGAGGTCCCTCAGCGCTGGTACGAGGCTGTGGTGATGATGTTGTCTCATAGGATGAGCCTTGAGCTGCCCGGGGTGGACGTTACGCGCACCCAGTACCTTGAAGGTCAAGCTGACAAATACCTTGCCATGGCCGAAGAGGAAGAGCGCGACAAGTCGCCCATCTACTTTGCTCCAAACATCTCCGTTTACACGAGGTGATTGATGGCCATTTTTCTGGACACCCTTGGATACTCTGACATTGCAATTGCGATATGCGACCGCTGCAAGATGAAGCGCCCGCACGCCGTGATGCGCAATGATCCGAACTTCCCCGGTCTCCGCGTCTGCAACGAAGGCTGTGCAGATGAGCTTGACCCCTACCGTTTACCTGCTCGCAAAACCGAAAGGATAACGATTCGGTTTCCACGTCCTGACCTCCCCCTGAACGCAGGCGACAACTATTTGGTCAGTGGCGGCATCACTACCGTTGTACAAATTTCGACACAAGGCAACACCCAGACGCCAACCTCAAACGGAAACTTGGACACTATTGCCCCGAACCCACCAAACAACACGAGCACCTAATGTCAGCACAAGTAACCATACTCCAACTGCCAGCCGCAGGTGCTATCACAGGCACTGAGGCGGTTCCTATTGTTCAAAATGGCGTCACGGTGCAGACGACCACGGCGGCGATCTCCGCATCTCCGTCGCAACCCTACACCTACCTGACCGTCACCCAAACACCTCAGTTAGCCAACAGCCGCTACGTTGGCGCGACCAACGGCTTGACGATCACTGACGGTGGTGCTCAGGGCGTGTTCAATATAACGACCACAGGCGCTCTTTTGTCGTTAGTGAACTCTGGTACTGGGTTTCAGGTAAAAACGTCTTCTACGGCCATTACAGGCCGCTCTATTGCCGTTTCTGGCGTTGGGTTGTCAATTTCCAATGGAAGCGGCGTTTCTGGCGACCCTACAATCACTTTAGCTGGCCAAGTCCTGAATCTGGCTAACCTGAGCGCCAACGGCCTGATGGTGATCACCTCGGCTGGTGCGTTGTCGGCCACGTCAATCCTGAACGTGGTTGACCAGACCGCTGTGTTCAATGCGGACGGCACGACTGGCAACCCGACCATTGGTTTGGCGTCAAACCCCATCATCCCCGGCACTGGGTCAATCTTTATCCCCGTGGGAACCACTGGTCAGAGGTCTTCTGGTGTAAACGGGCAGATTCGTTACAACAGCACCGACGGAGCCTACGAGGGCTATTCTGCGGGCGCATGGCGTCAATTCTCGCTGTCTGGTGGCGTCACCTTGGTCAACACTGGAACGGGCCTCACAGGCGGTCCTATTACGGGCGCGGGCACGATTTCCATTGACGTCACCGCCGTGACCGCTGGCTCTTATGGGTCTTCAACTCAGGTAGGAACTTTCACTGTCAACGCCCAAGGTCAACTGACTGCGGCTGCCAACGTGACAATCACCCCTGCCGCCATTGGCGCAGTGTCGTCTGTATCTGGAACCGCAAACGAAATAACCGCAACGGGAACCACCACAGTCGTTATTTCGCTGCCTGCTGCTTTGACCTTTACTGGCAAGACGGTGACGGGTGGCACGTTCTTACTGCCAATCATTTCCTCGATATCAAATAGCGGCACGATCACCATTCCGTCAGGAACCGACACGCTGGTTGCCCGCAACACTACCGACACGTTGACCAACAAGTCAATCAGTGGCACAGGCAACACGCTAACCAACATTGGCAATGCTTCGCTGACCAACAGCACGATCTCTGGCGTTTCGCTTGGGTCAAACCTGTTCAGCTTGACGATTGGTACTGGCCTTACTGGCACGAGCTACAACGGCTCTGCTGCGGTCACTGTGGCAATTGATTCAACCGTGGTGACCTTGACAGGCACGCAGACGCTGACAAACAAAACCATCAGCGGCGCAAGCAACACGCTTTCCAATATTGGTAACGCCTCGCTGACAAACAGCTCTGTGACCGTTGGAACGACTGCAATTTCGCTTGGCAGCAGCTCGCTGACGCTTGGTGGCCTGACTTCGGTTGCGGTCACTCAGGACCCAACGACGGCCCTTCAGCTTGCCACCAAGCAGTATGTGGACACCACCGTTGCGGTCGGTTTGACTTTTCACCAGCCTGTGCAGGCGGCAACAACCACGACGCTTGCTACGACGACAGGTGGCACGGTCACTTACAACAACGGCACGGCTGGCGTCGGGGCAACCCTCACATTCTCCGTGGCGCTGACTGTCCTTGACGGTTACACGCTGGCCAACACAAACCGCGTTCTGATCAAGGACGAGGCCAACCAAGCTCACAACGGCGTCTATACATGGGCCACTGGTGGCACGGTATTGACCCGCGCAACGGATGCTGACACTTACGGCAGCGGAACCAACCAATTTAGCCAGAACGACTACTTCTTTGTCCAGAACGGAACTGTCAACAAAGGCACTTCTTATGTGGTGACAACTGCTGGAGTTATCACGTTTGGCACAACGGCAATCACGTTTGCTGAATTTAGCTCGTCTCAGGTTTACACAGGTACATCGCCAATCGTTATTACTGGCACGGTCATCTCTTTGACCACCGTTCCTGTTAACCTTGGTGGTACAAATCTGACTAGCTACACCATTGGCGATACGCTTTATGCAAGTGGCGCAACAACATTGTCTAAACTACCACTTGGTACGCAGGGTTTTGTGCTGACAGCGGGCGCAACTGGGCCTGTGTGGTCTGGCATCTCGGGCGGGACTTTCTAAGGAAAAATTATGGCTGCAACAAACTTTACACCGATTCAACTTTACTTCTCAACGACTGCATCTGCCGTACCTCTGGCGGCAAATCTTGCGCAAGGTGAATTGGCAATCAACATCACCGACGGAAAGCTGTATTACGAGGACAACGGCGGCGTTGTGCAGGTAATTGCAACCAAAGGTGCTGGCACGATTGGTGGATCAACAACGCAGATTCAGTACAACAACGCAGGCGCGTTGGCTGGTAATGCTGCAATGGTGTTCAACAACTCAACGAACGTCACCACGCTGACCACGCTGAACCTCACCAATGCCCTTGGAGCCATCTACGGCGGCACTGCGCAGTCCACTTATACCCAAGGTGACATCCTCTACTCCTCGGCCACGAACACGCTGGCCAAGCTTGGTATTGGCGTGGTCAACTACATCCTGACGTCAACTGGAACGGTCCCTCAGTGGGTTGCACCTTCAAGCATCACCGTCAACACAGCGACCAACCTTGCTGGTGGCCTTGCTGGATCTGTTCCTTACCAGTCGGCTCTCGACACGACGACGTTCTTAGCTATTGGAGCTGCCAATCGGGTCATGACCTCTACTGGTACTGCCCCGCAGTGGGTGACGTCCCTGACGGGCCTCACAGGCGTTTCCAGCTCTAGCATTACCAATACCAGCCTGACCTCTGGCCGCGTCGTTGTGAGCACCACCGCTGGCCTTCAGGCTGACGATGCTGACCTGACCTTTGACGGCACAACTTTGTCGGCTGGCGGCTTCTCAACGGTCGGCCTGAGCACTTTGGTCAAAACCGTCAAGATTGGTGACAGCAACTTTAACGGCGTGGCCGTGTTTGCTGCTGCTACGCCTGCCAAGCTGTATATGGGTACGGGTACTGTGACCGACGTCACCTCGGCAATCAGCGCAACCAACGCAATTGGTGCAATCGCCTCCTTGGGCATTACCCCAATCGCTGCGACCAACACCAGCGTCACCTACACCGACGCAGCCACTTTGTACATTGCAGGCGCTCCAAGCGCTGGCACGAACGTCACTTTGACCAACCCATACGCTTTGTATGTGGCTTCTGGTAACGCCTACTTTGGCGGCACAGTGACTGCTGGAACCGTCAACCTGACCACGCTTGACCTGACCAACCTTGAAGTGACCAACATCAAAGCCAAGGACGGTACGGCTTCGATCACTCTGGCCGACACCACTGGTATTGCCACATTCAGCGGTGCTACCGTATTTACGGCTGGCACAGCGTTATTGCCCGCCATCACCACAACTGGCGATACAAACACTGGTATTTGGTTTCCTGCGGCTGACACTATTGCCTTTACAGAAGGTGGTGTGGAGTCTATGCGCATAGATTCGTCAGGCAATCTAGGCTTGGGTGTTACTCCTAGTGCTTGGAGTAGCGCAAGCAGACCCGCATTGCAATTAACAAATGGTGCGGCTTTGTTTACTCGAACTGGAAGCACGTTCTTAAGTCAAAACTTTTTTTACAATGCTGGTGACACAGGCTCGTATATTGCCAATGGTTTTGCAACGGTTTATGTTCAAACCAGCGGTCAACACCAATGGTACAACGCCCCATCAGGCACGGCAAATAACACAGCGGCTTTAACGCAAGCAATGACGCTTGATGCCAGCGGTCGGCTACTTGTTGGCACTACCTCTGGTTCTGGCGCAACAATGTTTACTGTCAATCAACCGACTGCAAGCACTGATGCAAAAACGATTGTCTCTGTTACTACTGGAACAAATGCGGCATTTACAGCCTTTGTCAACACTACAGTAACCACAGTAGGAACTGAAAACAGTTCTGGTGGAAGCCTTGTTTCTGGTTCATCTGCTTACTCAACTGTTATTGCAAACAATGGTGCATACCCAATTTCGTTTGGCACAAACAACACAGAACGTGCCCGTATCGACTCCAGCGGCAATGTGGGGATTGGTACAAATAATCCTGCGGAAAAACTAAGTGTTGCAGGCGCTATACGAGTACATACAGCTTCTAGTGCAGGATTTACTTTAGATGCAAAAGGTGGGTTGTTTGATTTTGTTCCATCAAGCAATACTGTCCGAGTTGGGTATGTCCCGGGAACATCTGGTGTAAACACAGGTATTTTAACTTTTTTAGTTGGCAGTGGCAGTACAGCGGCTACTATTGACTCAAGCGGTAACTTTATTGTTGGTACTGGCAATGAAAACGGTCAATTTACTGTTAGAAATGCGTCTGCAAACAAGGCCACCGCTGCAATTATTGCATCAAATACGTCTGGGCCAAACTATGCAATTGACGCCGTTAGTCATGCCACTGCCGCCAACACACCATCTTTAATTCGTGGATATTCTGGTAGCGCATCACCAACACAAGTTTTTAACTTAAGCGGTTTTGGAAACATCACCCAGTTTGGTGGACAGATTTTTTTCCCCGCAACTCAATCAGCATCAACTGATGCAAACTGTTTGGATGACTATGAGGAGGGGACTTGGACACCTGTATTTTCGGCTGGTGGCATAACGGGAACAAGTATCACATACAGCGGGACATACACAAAAATTGGTAGAGTTGTGTCTGTAAGTTTTCGTGCAGAGTCAGCATCAGGCAATATAAACGTAAGTTCTTATGCAACATTTTCTGGACTGCCATTTACTGTTGGGGTTAAGGGATGTGGCTCCGCTACCACAGAAGATATTGATGTTTTTGCTAGTCTTGGATTTGCCGAAACATCAGGCACATCTTTGGGATTGTCTAAATGCGGAAACGGAACAACTGCCGATTTGAATGCAATGGTCACATTTTTTGTCTAATTAAAGAGTTCATTAGCCTGACTGGATTGGTCAGGCTGGACACAACGCCAACCTTAAGGAGAAACCCAAATGGCAATCACCAAAGAAAAAGTAATCGACCAAATCACCGTGACCGAGAACGGCATCGTTCTCTATCGTGAGGCAACTCGCATCATGGAAGACGGTGAGCAACTCAGCCAAACCTACCACCGCACAAGCCTGACACCCGCACAAGACCTCACGGGTCACCCTGCCAATGTCGTGGCTCACTGCAATGTGGCTTGGACACCTGAAGTCGTTGCGGCTTATCAGGCTCAAGTGGCGGCTCAGGCGGCTGAACGTCAAAACCAAGGAACATGAGCATGAGCGCGACATTTACTTGGGCTATTGAGTGGATGAACTGCAAACCCACAGAGGGTTCATACACTGACGTTGTGGTCAATGCTGGCTGGCGCTGTGATGGTGTGCAAGGCGTTTACAGCGGTGCTTCGTACAGTTCAGCAACATTTCCAATGCCTGAAGGCACGTTCACCCCCTACGACCAACTCACACAAGCACAAGTCTTGGGTTGGTGCTGGGCAAATGGCGTGGACAAGATTGCAACTGAGGCGGCGGTTCAAGGGCAGATTGACAACCAAATCAACCCACCAATCGTGCAACAACCTTTGCCTTGGGCAACGCCTGCGGCATAATTGAAGATGGGCAAACCGCTGGCCCTAACAGCGGCAATTACACGGAGAGTATTTCATGCAAAAAATTGCACTTTCAACTGAGTTGGTCAACGCAATCCTGCAATATTTGGGCAATCAGCCCTTTGTTCAGGTTCAGCAATTGATCAACGGCATCCAGCAAGAGGCGCAAGCCCAAGTTGCACCCCCAGCCCCTGCTGACGTGACAGTCGTAGAGTAAAGCGGTAATTGCTTCATGGAACAAATTCAGGAACTTGCCACTGAAACCGACAAGCGCCTGAGCGTTCATGAGGCAATTTGCGCTCAACGATATGAGGGCATTCAAGCCCGCTTTGATGATGGTTCCAAGCGCATGAACAGGATTGAGTACCTCTTGTATGTAGTCATTCTTGCCGTGTTGCTTGGCCCCGGTGTAGCCGCCGACTTTGTCAAAAAAATTATAGGGGTGTGATATGAATTGGGCAGATGTTTTAAAAGCAGTCATACCCATCATTGTTGCGTCCCTTGCTTGGCTCTTAGGTCAAGTGAATGATTTTTCTACGCGCCTGACACGAATTGAGGGCGCTATGCCTGCATTGATTACCAAAGAGGGCGTCCCAACAGACAGTCCAATCTCTGCGGAGCGTCGAGCCATGATGAAAGAAAACTTGATGTTGCACATCAACGAATTGCAAGTCAAAGTCAGATTGCTTGAAGAACGCGAAAAGATGGTGAAAAAATGATTCCAATCGTTGCATCCCTACTAGGTACATTGGCTCAGAATGGTCTGGGCCTTTTGTCTTCTGCGATTCAAGCAAAGGGCAAGCAAGTTGTTGAAGAAGCCCTTGGTGTGAAGATTTCTGACAACCCATCTGATGCTGAAGTTGCCAAGTTGCGCCAGCTTCAGTTTGACCACGAAGAGCGTTTGCTTGAGTTGGGCATTGAGAAGGCTCGTATTGAGCAAGAAGAATTGCAGGCGTTGCTCAAGGCACAAGCAAATCAAGAGGACAACGTGTCTAAACGCTGGCAGGCTGATATGTCTTCAGACTCGTGGCTGTCAAAGAATGTGCGCCCCGGCACGCTTGTGTACCTCCTAACAGCGTATTTAATCTTTGCTCTGCTTGATGGCTACGGGTACAAGATAAGCGAGTCCTACGTCAACCTGCTAGGTCAGTGGGGGATGCTCGTGATGACCGCCTACTTTGGCGGTCGCACCGTTGAGAAGGTCATGGAGATGCGCAGAAAGGACAAAGAATGAGCCTGAGTCAAGAACAAGCCGCATTCCTGTTGGATACCTGCAAACTCATTCAATACGCCACTGAGCAGGGTTTTATGGTCACTGGTGGGGAGTTGTCCCGAACACCTGAACAGCAGGCTCTGCACGTCAAGGCGGGCCGCTCCAAGACCATGAATTCAATACACCTCAAGCGCTGCGCTATCGACTTGAACTTCTTCAAGGATGGGCAGATAATATGGGACAAGGGAATTCTTGCACCTTTAGGTACGTTTTGGGAGTCTTTGCACCCCAAAAATCGCTGGGGTGGCAATTTTAAATCTCTGGTCGATTGCCCGCATTTTGAGCGCAACGTCGGATAACGGAGAACAAAATGACAGTCGCAGCCGTAATGACGTATGACTCGCTGGTCGACGACATCCAGACCTATCTGGAGCGTACCGACCAGCAGACATTGGACAAGATTCCGCAGTTCATTATGCTGGCGGAGCAGATCATTGCGGCTGAGATCAAATTCCTTGGCAACCTGACTGTGGTCACAAGCACCATGGTGGCATCTGCCAATGTCATTCCAAAACCCGCACGCTGGCGCAAGACGGTGTCAATGAACGTAACCGTGGCGGGTCAACGTCAGCCTGTGCTGCTGCGCACTTACGAGTACATCCGCGAGTATTGGCCAAACCCAACCTCGACCGATGTGCCGCTGTACTTTTGCGATTACGACTACACGCATTGGCTGGTAGGCCCTACGCCTGCTTTGGGTTATTCCTACGAGGTACTTTACTACGAGCGCGTGCAGCCTTTAGATTCCTCGAACCAATCAAACTGGTTCACCCAGTACGCCCCACAGGCGATGCTGTATGGCACTTTGCTACAAGCGATGCCGTTCCTCAAAAATGACGAGCGCATGCCTATGTGGCAAAGCAATTTTGACAGAATCATTGAAGTCCTGAAGACGGAGAACGTCACTCGTGCCGCTGATCGTCAGGCGATTGTGAGGGATTCATGAGCTTTACCAGTCCATTTACAGGTCAGGTCATTCAACCGACCGACGTCTCTTATCGCGATATAACGCTGTCAGCCGACACAACCCTTTCTTGGCCAATCAACGGCAGCGATACCGACAACGCAGCCGCACGGGTTATGGACGTCACGTCGCTTTCAAGCGGCTTGGTGCTTTCTGGCGTTACCGTCACAGGTACGGCAGGCCAGTGCTCTTGCACCGCCACCCCAAGCTTGTTTGTTGGCCAAGCAGTTGTTGTCACTGGAGTTTCCACGGGCACTTCAGGCGGCATCACGACTGGCAACACCTACTACATCATTGTCACCAACGGCACGACGACCTTCACACTGTCGGCCACCTCGGGCGGCGCTGCGGTGGCCACAACGGCGGGCACGACGACTGGCCTGACGTTCACGCTGGATGCGTTTACCTTGGACATGCCGCCTGCAAATCAGGCCTCTGTTGGCATTGATGCGCTGTTCCGCAACGTAGGCTCCTACACCTTCACCGTCAGAACTTACGCTGGTGGCACGATCGTCACGATTGCTCCGGGCGAGGCCAAGTACATCTACCTCACCACCAACGCCACCACGGCGGGCACATGGGGCCTCATAGCCTTTGGCGTTGGCACATCCAACGTAGATGCAGCCACCCTTGCTGGTTTTGGCCTCAAGGCTATTTCCAACACGTTAAACTCAGCAAACGAGGTCAACACCTTTGCGTCCAGTTACACCGCACTTGACACTGACCGCGCATCCACCTACGTTTGGACGGGCGGATCTGGCACGCTGACGCTCACCTCTGCTGTGACGCTGGGCAACGACTGGTACATGATGGTCCGCAACGGCGGAACGGGGACGTTGACCATTGCTCCTGCTGGCGGCATTCTGATCAACGGCGCATCGACAATTTCGTTGCAGCCTGCTGACTCCTGCGTGATCTGCTGCTCTGGCTCTGCATTCTTCACGGTAGGCTTGGGCCGCAGCACTGAGTTCAACTTTACCCAGCTCACCAAGGCTGTGGTGAGTGGCAGCTACACCCTGACCGCATCAGAGGCGGCCAACACAATTCAAAAGTACACAGGGACCCTGACTGGCAACGTCACCATAGTGCTGCCACAAACAATTCAGGTGTACTACATCACCAACCAAACCAACGGTGGTGGACCCGGCTACCAGATCACCTTCACCACGAGCGGAGGCGGGGCTACGGCTACCGTCCCAGCAAGCCAGCAGGTGATCTTGCTGTGCGACTCGGTCAACTTGCTGAACGCCTCAACGATTGCCGCTGGTGCGGTGAACGTGTCTCTGGTGGATGGCACGGTGGGCGCTCCATCGCTTAACTTTGCGACCGAGACGTCAACGGGCATCTACCGCCCCAGCTCGGGCGAGTTTGGTATTGCAATCTTGGGCGTCAAGCTGTTTGGGCTGACCGCGACAGGGCTAAACATCCCGGGTACGGGGAACTTTACTGGGGGTGTTCAGGGCGGGACCTTCTAATGGCCGCCAAGGTTTTCTCCCTCGACACGCAGCCGGGTATTCAGCGCGACGGCACGGTCTTCGACAAAATGTTCTACAACGACGGCGAGTGGGTCCGCTTTCAGCGTGGCCGTCCTCGCAAGATCGGCGGTTATCGTGTCATTTCTGACCAGCTCACAGGCCCTTCACGCGGGATCTGGGTCAACGCTCAGAACGCCTTCACGTCAATCTTCAGCGGCTACAACAACGGCCTTCAGGTCCTAACCATTGACAACAATGGCGTGGGCGCAGGGGTGGGTAACTTTACCCTGTCCAATTTCACGCAGTCCAACTTGAACTTGTGGCAGTTTGACGGCTTCTATGACGTGGCGGGCACAGGCTTGCAGTCGCTGGTCGCGCACCCGGGGCAGAACCTTGCCTCCATCGGAAACGACAACGACACCCCAGTCCTGATTGGCGACATCACCGCCTTGACCATGAGTCAAGTTGGCGTGTTTACTGCCTCTGGCACAACAACAAATTTAAGCGCCACGGTGACCTTGGCAGCGTCCAACACCTTGATCGGCGCTGGCCAAACGGTGACTGGCACGGGCATACCCGCCAACACCACGGTGGTGTCCATCTCCACGACCACGCTGGTGATCTCTAACCCTGCCACGGCCTCTGGCACTGTGACATTAACCTTTAACAACAACATCTCAGTGTCTGGTGGCGTGGTGTCGCTGCACCCCTACCTGTTTGTTTACGGCAACAACGGCCTGATCCAGAACTCCTCGGCTGGCAACACCAACGATTGGGTCTCTGCGGACGCCAACGCGGTCAATGTGGCCTCTGGAAAGATCGTCCAAGGGCTACCCGTCAGGGGCGGCTCAAACGCGCCCTCTGGCCTGTTTTGGAGCCTTGACAGCCTGATCCGCGTGTCGTTCATCGGCGGCACGGGAACGCCTCCTCAATACTGGCGCTACGACATCGTCAGCAGCCAGTCCTCAATTTTGTCTTCGCAGTCGGCCATTGAGTACGACGGGGTCTATTACTGGTGCGGTGTTGATCGATTCCTGTTGTACAACGGTGTGGTCAAAGAGATCCCCAACACCATGAACCAGAATTACTTCTTTGACAACCTGAACTATGACCAACGTCAAAAAGTTTGGGCAACAAAGGTTCCGCGTTTTGGTGAGATTTGGTGGTTTTACCCCCGAGGCGATGCAACCGAATGCACCGACGCCATCATCTATAACGTGCGCGAACAGACTTGGTACGACGCGGGCGAGGCCAGTGGTGCGCAGCGATCGGCTGGGTACTTCTCCCAAGTGTTCGCTTTTCCTGTGGCCGCAGACTGGCACGCTAGCACCGCTGAGACCGTGTTCACGGGTACTTTTAACGAGGTGTCTGGCAGCGTTTTTCTGTTCAGCGACACCTACAACACTCAAGTTGCTTTGAATCAGGTCATCACTGGCTCCAACATCCCTACAAGCACGACTGTGGTGGCCATCACTTCTAGCAACATCAAGACGCTTGGAGCTATCACAGGAGGCTCTGGCTACGTCAACGGCTCCTACTCCAACGTAACCCTCACAGGAGGCGCAGGATTGGGCGCTAAGGCCACAATTGGCGTTTCTGGTACTGCCGTGACCACCGTGACCATCACGGCCCGTGGAGCTGGCTATTTGGTTGGCGACGTCCTAAGCGCCACGGCGGCCAGTTTGGGTGGCACGGGAGCGGGGTTCTCAATTCCTGTGTCGGCAATTTATGCTCAAGCAATCCAAATGTCGGCGGCTGCCACGGGAACGGGCGCAGTGTCATTGACCTTTTCAATCCCCCCTGACCTTATTGAGATGTACCAGCACGAGATCGGAACTGATCAGATAAATGGTCAAAATGTACAAGCAATCCTTAGCTCTTTTGAGACCAACGACCTGAGCTGGCTTGGCGGTGGCCCTTCTCAGCCTCAACCCGAAGGCCTCAACCGCTGGATTCGCGTGGAGCGCATCGAGCCTGACTTTTTGCAAGAAGGCGAGATGAGTGTGGTCGTGACTGGCCGACCGTTTGCTCAAGGCGAAGACAAAGAGTCCGACCCTTACATTTTTGGACCCAACACAGGCAAGATTGACATGCGTGAGCAGCGCCGCGAATTGCGATTGAGGTTTACCTCTGATGTGGCTGGTGGAAACTACCAGCTTGGCAAATTGGTTCTCAACGCCGAGATCGGCGACGTGAGGCCATATGGCCCTTAACCCTGCACAGATTTATGACCCACGCTATCACACGTTTGAGTCGTGGGCGTGCCTTATGTGCGAGCTTTATGGTGCGCAGAATTTGCAAATCCCAAATGCTCAAACAAATTGGAAAGATTGGGGCAACGGACTTAACGCGATTGACGTCTTCTCAAATGAGGCAACGCCCCGCACGGACCAATTCAATAATTGGTATGAGTGGGCCGAGGCCATGGTGGCGGCAGTTAATCCAGCGACGCAAACAACATGAACTGGTGCGACAACTCCAAACTCTTTACTCGGCACTGCGATGCGGTCAGCGTCCTATTCCCAGCGTGGGAGCGTGCGTTTGTTGCTGTGGCCAAGCACCACCTAGCCAAAGTATCCGACGAGGCCCTCAAGGCTCGCATGGAAGAGTTCATTTGCGAAGAGCTGGCCCACGCAAGTGCCCACGACGCCTACAACGCTCGAGCTGGTATCACTGAGGTGGCCAACGCCGAATACAGTAAAACCCGAATTATTCACCGCCGACCCGGCAGTAAGGTATGGCTTGGCACGATGGTGTCAATTGAGCACTTTGCGGCCTGCATGGGCAGGATGTACCTTGATTGGTTCAAGGGGCGCGAGGGCCGTGAGCACAAATTGTTTGCTTGGCACTCCCGCGAGGAGATTGGCCACAAGGACCTAGCCATTGACCTTTGGCGCAGTTTAGGCTACTCAGATGCTGACTTGCGGGCAATTGCAAGGCAAAATCAGGTATACGTCATCAAATTTATCGTGGGTTATACCTTGCAGGGCGTCAGTTTTAGGCGTTTGAAAGACTGGACTGACTTTGCGCAATGGGCGTGGCACATGACAACCAAGGTATTTGTGCCCATGCTCAAGATCTATTTGCCCAATTTTCACCCAAGCAAGGTGGATGATTGCCGCTATCTGGAGGTTCTAGCATGAGCGGCTTAGGCATTCACCCAGTCAGCTCAAAAGAGCACATGCTTGAACCCACCGACATCTTTGCGGTGGCCGCGTATGAGGACAAGCGCAGCCAGCAAATTGTTGCCGCTGCCGCAAAGAAGGCAAGCGTCTCTGTTGAGCGAATGCTTTACTCAATGATGATTCAAGAGTACAGCGACAAGGGCTTGATCCGCATTCGAGCAGGAAACACGTTGTTTACCATTGCCGCCTTTGAAGGTCGCGTGGGCTGGGTACGCAGCTACAACGGCGACACAGCAGACAACTTGGTCAACAACATGATTGAATTTATGCAAGCGTCCCGCAAGATTGGTTTTGATGCTCTTTTTGCAATGACGCACACGCCTGAAATTGTCAGGGTTTTAAAGTTGGCAGCAAGAAAAATGAACGACCCAGCCGTCAAAACAAAATTTGATAGTGCTAATGGTGTTTTTGCCGTTTCCACTGGTGAAAAGAGGGCCTGAGTATGGGTTTTGTTTCTGACGTTGTTAGCGGGATTGGCAATGCCGTCGTTGGCGTAGTCACTGGTGTTGTTGACCTTGCTGGTGACGTTATCAAAGGCGTAGGCGATGCTGTTACTGGCGTTTTAAAAATAGTTGAAAATACTGTCACGGGCATTCTTAAAGACCCGCTTCCAACCCTCTTGCAAATTGGCGGCGCAATGGTGGGCATTCCGCCATATGTGACGGCTGCTGTGATTACAGCGTCAAAAGGTGGAAAGCTTGAAGACATTGCCAAATCTGCTGCTGTTTCTTACATAGCTTCTGAGGCCCTTGCCAGCACCAACATTGGCAAAGAAATTGGCAAATTTACCAAGACTTCTGGAAGCGATTTCACCAACTACATGATGGAGAATTACAGCCTTCCAGCAGACGTTGCTGTGTCCGTTGCAAAGGCTGCGACTGCAAGTTTGAACTCTTCAATTATTGGTGGCTTGAATGCAGCAATCAGCGGCAAGTCAATTACCAGCGGTATGGCAACAGGCTTTACGTCTGGTCTTATTTACTCGTCAACAAACAGCTATTTTGACTCTTTAAACAAGGACCCAAATTGGGGCTTTAGCAACAAAGCTCTAGACCTAATGAAGGGTTCTGCAAGCACCGTTTTAAACACAATTGTTTCAGGCAAAGGTGACCCCTCACAAGCACTCGGGAACTACATTGCCTACGCCACAATTAACTTGGCTGGAACAACGCTTGCGCAGACTGCAAAGGATGCCTACAAGGTCTTTACGACTGACACCGAGGCGGCAAAGCTTGCTCAGGACAAGTACGTCACGGCCAAGGCCGAGTACGACACAAAAATCACTGCTGGAGAAAAGCTGCGCAATGAAATAAACGATGAGGCTAAAGCTTTTGAGACTAAAGTTGCCGATGAATTTACACCGTTCAAAACAAGCTACGACGCAATAATTGCAGCAAACGAAGCGGCGGTTAATTCATTCAATTGGGAAAAGTCGCGCTTTGACGAAAACAAGTGGGCTTACGAAAATTACCAAACCAAAATGGCGCAGGACGGCTATCAAATTTACGACGAGGACGTGGGTAATTATTACAGAATGGTTCCAGTCACGGATAAAGATGGTCAAGTTGAATACCATTTACAGTTTGCGCCAACCAAGCAGTCATATGCCGACAACGCAAACGCCGCAGCCGTAGTGGCAAATGCCGCTGCGGAAAAAGCGGATTTAACTTCCAAAGAAGCTCAAGCGCTGTACGACGCCAACAAGGACATGCTTGATACGTTGGGAACAACCAAAACTGCAATTGACGAAAAAATTGCCAAGCTCAATGTCATCAAAAGCGATGTTGAGGACCCAACCGTTGAAGGCTCTACGGCAGCAGCGTTAAAGGCCGCCTCCACCGCCTATCAAACAAAATACGACGCTTGGTCCAAAACCAAAGACGCCGCTGACCGCTCTGCTGAGAACTACACCAAGGCCTTGGCTGAAGTGGCCACACGCGACGCAACCATTGACGCATTGAACACTGGGGCAATTACCGTTTCCAGCAAAGACACAAGCGGCAATTGGCTGTTGTCTAACGGCATGACGCTGACGTCGCAAGGTAAGTTCATGCAGGACGGCGCTCAGGTGTTTACAGCCGCCGCTGGCATTCCTCAAAAGGTCATGGATTTCAAAGCCTCTGACGGCTCCAATGTTGACTTCAATGAAAACTCTGGCCGTCTGCTCTCAGAGACTGACGTAGAAAATATTTGCAGACGTGACTATGGCTTCACGCCAACGGCAGCAGAGATTGAGGCAATTGCTGGCGGAACGTACAACGCGCTTGGCAACGACGACATGACCAATTTGGCCAACAAAAAGGCCAGAGAGACCTACTTTGCTGTTGTTGGAAAAGATCCGACCGCGTCTGAGCTTGAGACAATTCGCAAGACGGGCAAGGTAATTGATGGTGCGGCTGACGCCGCCATCAACGGTCTAGACTTGCCTGCGGACTATGTCTTCCCTGACATGTCAACGCCAGAAAAAATCTCTCGTGGCCAAGCCTACGCCGCAGCAAGGGCAAAGTACGGACCAAAAGCAATTTTTGAGTGGACTGACCCTGACACTTTGGTGACAAAAAAATACACCACAGAAAACAGGGAAGAAAAAGCTGCACGACTTGCAAAGGCCGCGCAAGATGCGCAGAACCGTATCAACCTCATGCCATCTAACGACGTTGCTGGCGCAGGTCGCGGCTTCTTGGGCGGCAAGCCCGCTGGAGCTGAAAACATCTACCTTGGCAAGAAAGACAACAATGTCTACGTTGATACTCGCGAATACGACGCATTAGGTAACGTGACTAGCGGCTCTTTAGGCCTTGCTGACGACAAGACCGCAACCAACGTCCGCGCAACAAGCATTGTTGGGCAGATGATTGCTACGGGCGCACAGGGTTTTGGTGAGCTGATGCAAAGCTACGCAAGCGGCGCAGCCCTTGCTTCAGGCGGCGACATGAGCAACGCAACCTACAACTTAGGCAAGGCGCTTGAGACTTGGGGCAAAGACCGCGACGGCGCGGACGTTGTCAGTCAATCCAAAAACATGGAAAGCGCAATTGAGCGGGCAGGTAAAGAGGGCAACATTTTTACGCAGATTGGCATACTGACCAAGGCCGCAAAAGACAACCCTTTGGGCATGATTTCAGCCATGGGCAAAGAAGTCGTGCAAGAAGGCCCGGGGTGGGCCGTCGGTGCTGTAGCTGCCGCAGGCCTTTTGGCCGTCGGTGGTGGGGTTGCTGCGGCTGCCTTGACCGCTGCTGGCGTGGCCGCCGCCATGGACGGCATTGAGTCGTTTGGTGCAGGTGGTCGCGAGGCCTACGACGCCTTGAAAAAGGCTAATGTGCCCGAGGACCTCGCTCGCGAAAAAGCAATTGTTAACGGCGCAATTCACGCCGCCGTTACCGCGCCAGCCGAATTCCTTGCGGACAAGACTTTGTTCAAAGCCTACCTCAACAGCGTCAGTGGTGGCGTTAAAGAGTATGCAGCTAAGTACGGCTCAACAATTGCCACAAACGCGGCGAGTGAGTTTATTGAGGCCGTGCCTCAGAACCTGTCAACTCAACAAATTACCACTGGCAAGATGGACCTCAAGACGGCCACTGCTGGCGCTTTTTACGAGAGCATGATTGGTGGCGGAACAGCCACCTTGGTGCTTGGCCCAGCAGCCATCAACGACGCAGTAATAGTTGCAAAAGATTACGCTGGTAACAACGTAACCCTTAAAGAGTTCATGGACGGCACTCGTGACGTCAATCTAAACACCTTGGATTCCTCTGCAACCATTGGAACCTCAAACAACGGCGGCACAGTGACGCTTGGCGCATTGACTGCTGTCGGCACGGACATTGGTCTTTCTAACACCGAGCTAAAGACCTTCCTGCCAGCCAGCGTAACCGATTACAGCTCTGTGGTTTACAAATCGGCTGACGGCACTGCGGTGACCCTTGGCAACATCGACTCCATTGTCAAGAAAAACCCAACGCTGGACTTTACGACCGTGCTGGACACCGTCTACACCACCAGCGCGGCAGACTTTAAGGTCGTCTTTAGCCCAACCGTTTTGAACGGCACAGCAGACCTCAAGCCTGCAACCGATTACGAAACAACGGCCAAGGCCGCAGGCTTTCCAAGCTACGCCGTTTACCAGCAGTACGGTGGCGACATATCGGCCTACAACAACGCTCAGAACACTAACTTGGCTACTGCGGCTGGCTTCCCTGATTACGCTGCGTACACTAAATTCAATGGCGATTTGGCTGCTTACACGGCGTCAAAGACAACACCACCCGTCGTAACCCCTCCCGTTGTTACACCCCCAGTTGTCACGCCTCCTGTCGTTACTCCGCCTGTTGTGACCCCTCCAGTGGTTACACCCCCCGTAGTGACGCCGCCTGTAGTTACGCCGCCCGTGGTCACGCCCCCTGTGGTAACGCCTCCAGTTGTAACTCCACCCGTTGTAACGCCGCCTGCAACCGACGTGACAATGGACGCCGTTACCAAGGCCATCAATGACGCAATTGCTGGCATTCAGTTGCCCGCAGGCGTCAGCATGGACTCTGTGGTCACGGCCATCAAGAATTTTGCCGCTCAGAACCCAACGCTCAATGCTGCTGACGTAACGACGGCAATTGCTGCATACATGAAGAGCAACCCGCCAGTCAGCATGGCTGACGTGAGTACGGCGATGGCCACGGCCACAAAAGGCTTGGCCACAAAGGCTGACATTGCCACAGCAATTGCGGGCATCAAGTTGCCAGCAGGTATCACTACCGCTGACGTCACGTCTGCCATTGAAACTTACATGTCCAAGAACGCTGGTCTTAGCGCCAAGGACGTGACGGCTGCTGTCAAGACCTACATGGACAACAACCCCGGCCTTGCGGCTGCGGACATCAAGGCCACAGTTGAAGCGGCAACCAAAGACTTTGCAACTAAGAAAGACATTGAAACCGCGATTGCTGGTATCAAGTTTCCTACAGGAATTACGGCGGCTGACGTCTCTGCTCAAATCACGGCAGCTCTTAAAGCAAATCCCAACTTGACTGCGGCGGACGTCACCAAGGCGATCACGACGTACATGCAGAACAACCCCGGCGTGTCGGCTGCGGATGTTTCAACTGCAATTAACGCAGCAACTAAAGATTTGGTCACCAACGCATCAATGACAACGGCATTGGCTGGCGTTACTGCTGACGTTAAAACCAAGTTTGATGGCCTTACTCAAGGTCAAAAAGATATTGTTGCTGCTCAGGTAAAAATGGGCACGGACCTTAACACGGCCATCACCAACGCAGCCGCGCAAACTGCAACTCAAATTGCAGGCGTCAAAACCGACATCAGTAATTTGTCCGCTGACGTCAAGATTAAATTTGATGGTCTCACTCAGGGCCAGAAAGACATCGTTGATGCACAAGTCAAGATGGGTGTCGACATCAACAAAGCAATTGATAACGCGACCAAGCAGACGAGTGAGCAGATCACCAACGTCAGGACCGACCTGACAAGAGACATCAAAGACGTTCAAACGCAGTTCAACACTCGCGTAGACGAGCTGGTGCTGCAAGGTAAAACGTACCAAGAAGCCACGCAAGAGGCTTTGAAAGAGCTTGGCACTGGCGTAAGTGGTTTGCAGACCAGCGTTACTGATATACAAGAAAAAGCAAAACAAGCCGCAAAAGTCGAAGCTGCAAAAACCAAACAGGCCAACGTTAACAGTGGACTGAGCAGGGCCATGTCGTTGATTGCGCCAACCCTTGGGGCTGGCTTAGTGGACACCTCAAGCCCCGGCTTTGCAGATATTGGTTTAAAAACCACAGGCGAAGCAAAATTTGAAGGGCCGCTTGAGCAATACCTCAAGATGGTCAAAGAAGGCGATTACACGCCAAACCCAACCCAGCCAGAAACTCAACAACAGAACCAGCAGGTGGCCCAAGTGCAAGACGAACTTTCAACCCCACAGCCTCAACCCCAGCAAGGGTCTGATTATTTCAACTACGGGCAGCAGACCGACATCAATGACTTTCTGGGTGGCGGTCAAACTCCGACGCTTCCGTTTAAAGCTGGTGGCCTTGCGACGCCTTTGTTTGCGGGTGGCGGCACAACCCGCTATGGCCACTACGCTGGGGGTGGCTTGAATGTGGTTCACCACTCTGGCAAGCCACGGCTGGACTTCCGCACAGGCAACGCTGTCACGGGACCCGGGGACGGGCAGTCCGATGACATCCCCGCCATGTTGGCCGATGGGGAGTTTGTTTTCCCTGCTGACGTGGTGGCCGCGCTTGGAAATGGCTCAACCAAGGCTGGAAGCGATAAACTCTACGACATGATGCACTCTATTCGGGCGTATCACAGGTCGGCAAAACCAAAAGATTTACCGCCACCCGCAAAAAAATCACCTTTGGATTACCTGACAAAAACTGCACGCAAGGCTAGGAGATAAACATGTCAATTACTCAAGGCTCACCGTTACCGGATATTAAAACAACCGAGACGCGTACCGATACCGCGCCGTCTTACTACACTGACTATTTGTCTGGGCTTTCAAAAGCTGGGGAAACAGCTTTAGGAAAATCTCCAACTCAGGCCGTTGCTGGCTACGACCCATTGCAAGTTATGGGGTACAGCAATTTGCCCGGTGCTACCACCTCGTACCAACCCACCTTGCAGGCCGCTCAAAACACCGCTGCTCAGGCCGCAAAAGGCATCAGCCCTGAGCGCATTCAAGCCTTGATGAACCCGTACACCAGCAACGTGGTGGACGAGATGGCTAGACTGTCTCAGCAGAACGTGCAGCGCAATTTGCTGCCTACCATGAAGGCTGGCTTTGTTGGCACGGGCGGCCTTGGCAGCCAACGCTACGCAGGCGCTCTTGGACAGTCCATGGCAGACATTCAGGCGGGCTTGACAGGCCAACAGTACGGCGCACTGTCAAAAGGCTACAGCGAGGCTCTAAAGGGCGCGTTGGACGAAGCCCAGTTGCAGAACTTGACCGCTGGTACTCAAGGCAAGTTGGCCCAGCAAGAGCTGGACACAGGGCTGACTGCTGCTGGCGCTTTGACCAAGGCTGGTGCGGAGCGTCAAGCATATCAGCAGAGCTTGTTGGACCAGCCCCTCAAGACCGCAACGACCGCATCTGGCCTTATGCGTGGCTACGAAGTTCCGCAAAGTCAAACCTCGACGTTTGTTGGGCCAAAGGCTGGCTCTTACCAAACCTCGGATTTGGCCAACATTACTGGCGTGCTTTCGCTTCTTGGCAGCGCTGCTGGCGGAAAAGGAATTGAAAAGGTAGGCACTGCGGGCGCGGACCTGTTCAATTTTCTTAAAAGGCAATTCGGCGATAGTATTTCAAACGTTAATTTTGATGCAAACGCCCTTCCAAACAGCATGTCAGTTGACGACTATAACGCTGCAATTAACGGCTGGGTAAAGCAAGACGACGGATCATATGTTGACTCCGAAGGCGAACCTGTTTAAGGTAAAAAATGGCTGAAACTAAAACCCCATCGGCTGCATATTTATCTGGAGAAGATCCAGAAATTGTTGCGGCAAATAAACGCTATCAAGACGCGGTAGCTCGACTTTCGGACTCTTTAAGCAATCGCAAAATGTTGTTTGACCCGACCCTTTTGGCTATGGCCGAAGGGTTCTTAACGCCTACTCAAACTGGTAGCTTTGGTGAGTCGTTGGGTAAGGCTGCTGGCAAGGTCGGAGCAGCTCAAGAAGTGGAAGACAAGCGACAAATGGGCCTTCGTGAGCGTGAGGTTGCCGTTGCTGGACAAGGTATTGAGCTTCAGCGCATGAAGGCCCGCGACGCGGAGCTGCTCAAGTATTTAAACGATCCACAACCCCAGTCAGGCCCATTAACTGGTCCACAAGCAGGCGCTATTGCTGGGCCGAAGGCTGGCCCGTTGTCTGGAGGCACTCCCGCAGCCGCAGAAGCCCCAGCCGAAGGCGCTCCCGCCGCTGGTGCTTTGTCGCAGGCGGCAGCGCTACCCGCAGAACCCAAAGTTGTTGGATCACCTCAAGGTGCGCTGGATTCAATAAAAACCAACAAGCCGTCCGGGTTTGAGGGCGTTGAGGGCATTCAAGTGATGCCAGCAAACCCTGACTTTATGACAGCACGCGATTACATTCGGTTGAATCGTATGGATAAGAGCAAGTCTGCTGGTGACCTCATCAAAGAGGCGCAGGAGATCAATCAAAAGCGTTACCGAGACAAAGACATTGGCGTGGTGGACTTGGCGAGTGGCAAGCTGTACGAATTCCCAACAGGCAAACAGGAAACGGTCACAATTACTGGTTATCCCGGAACGCACACTATTGACGCCCGTGCCGCTGCCAGACTTAGTTTTCTTGCCATGAACAACGATCCCGCTTATCATGATTTGGCCAAACGAATTATGGAGGGACCGCGCAAACGTGATGAGCCAAGCGCAGTTCAAAACAAGCCCTCCGAGGCAGGAAGCAAGCCCTCCGAGGTGGTGGGCACACCAAATGTATCAAGCGGTACACCAAGCGTGTCAAGCGGTGGCCGCAAATCTGTGCAGGAGTTGGCTCTTGACGCAAAGAAAGCTGAAAATGAATTGGCCATCCCGCAAGAAGAGGCTGTAACACGCGCTAGAAAACTTGGTGAAGCTGGCGCTGCAAAAGAAGCGACGCTTGAAGAGACGGACGCCACAGCACGCCGTGTTTATGGCAACGTGACTCGCGTTCAAGATTACCTCAAGCAAAGCGGAAACTACTTTGGTATTTTTGCCCGCCCCGGCGTTACCGCCGCAATAAGCACCTTGATCAAAGAGGGTATCCAAACCCCTAGTGGCACGTTGAGCCTTGCTGGGTTTGAGGACAGCATGCGCCAGATGATGCCGGGAGTAAAGCAAAAGGATCTGGACAACGTCACCAAGGCGGCAGCAGAGCTTGCCGAGGTTGAGCTTGCTTTCACCCGTTTGTACTTAGCCAAGCAGGGTGCAGTGACTGAGGGCGAGCGCAAGATTGTTCGCGCCATCCCCGGGACTGTCAGCAGCAGCCCCGAGGTGCTCCGTTCTCGGATGGAGCTGCTCAAGTCACGTTCGCAGTTTGACATCGATACCGCTGACGCATTTCGCCAATGGCAAGACAAGAACCCCGGTCGCTCATACCTCGAGTTTGAGCGCAAGTCGGACCTGTACAAGGACATCAAAAAGGCCTTTGAGGCCGAGACCGAGAAGATTTTTGGTGGCATCAAGGCCGTACCCACAAGTCAGCGCAAGCAAGAAGCTGCCGCTGCGGGCAACCCAAGCGCTGGCTTTATTCGAGACCCCAAAACTGGCGTGATCCGACGCAAGAAAGAAGGTGAGTGAGATGGCCAACAAAAACATTGAGCAGTTCGTCACCACCTACGGCCCAGTTGCGCAGCAGGTCAGCAAAGAGATCAACGTCGATCCCAATGTGCTGCTGAGTCAATGGGGCCTCGAGAGCCGATGGGGTCAAACCGAGATGGCCAAGAAGCATCACAATTTGGGCGGCATCAAAGACTTCACTGGCAACGGTTTTGAAGCAAGGGACAACAAGACTGGGTCCAAAGACAAGTACGTCCAGTTCGAGGACCCCGAGGTCTTTGGCATGTACTACGTTGACCAGATTAAGCGCAACTTCCCTTTAGCGGTCAACACAGGCCCTGACTTAGGCGCGTTTACTCGCGGCTTGGCCTCTGGCAAAAACGGCTCTTACTTTGGTGTGCCCGTTCAAGAATATGAAAGCTCACTGGCCAGCGCTCAGGCATCGATACCTGAAAGCAGAATGCTGCCCTTTGAAGCAAGCGAGGGCACGACCGCCGCCGCGCCAGCGGAAGAGACCGATGAGCAGCGCGATGCCCGCATGCAGGCCGACATGGACGCCCAAGAAAAGCGTCAGGCTCAAATGATTGGTGCTGGCACTGGTGCTGGCGTTTCCGCAACCCGCGCAGTAGGGTCTGGCGCAGGGGCCGTGTTAGAAGCGGGCGCAAACCGCGTAGGACAAGGTTTTAGGGCTGGGATGCAGGGTAAGACGCCACCAACCCCTCCAGCGCCTTCTACGGTCATTCCTAGCGCCTCTGGCACGCCACCGCAAAGCGTTGTCCGCCTACCAATCCAATCAGGTGGTCCAGACGGTGGTCGATTGGCCCCGGGCCAGACTGGCACGATGCCCTACAACTACGCCAAGTCAGCGGGCTTGACTGATATTGAGGCTGGCCGTGCCTTGGACATGACCAAGCAAGCGGGCGGCGTGCATGACTTGACGTCACAGAGGCGCGAGGGTTTGGGCAAGATCCAAAGCCTTTTTCCCTCTGAGACCTACGTTGAGAACCCACGCTACGGCGGCATCATGACGCCTGACCAAGGTGCTGGTGGCGGGCCAAGACAGTCCTTCTCCATGAAGGCCCCTGTTGCGCCTACGCCAGACATGCCACAAGGCCAAGCAGGCGGGTTGTCGCAGCTACCCCCTCGCCAACCTATTTCAACGGCTCCAATCCCGCCAAAGCCGCCCTCTGGCCTTGACACTGTGACCGACATGTTCAAAGGCATGATGAAGCCCGTGACGGCGGCTGTGTCTACCGTTGGGAAGTACGTTTTTCCGCCTTTGGCTTTGGCCAGCGCTGCGGGCGAAGGCGTCAACATTGCGCAACAGTACCGCAAACCAGAGGGTCAGCGTGACGCTACAAGCATGCTGCTGAGTGGTGGAAATATTCTGGGGTCTGGTTTGTCAATGTTCCCAGCCACTGCGCCCGTTGGCGTGCCCTTAGCTCTTGGCACTGCCGCCGCGCAAGCGTACCGAGACAGCCCAGACGCTCAGGCTTACATCAAGAAAAAAATGCAGGGGTTGGCTAATATGCCATTGCTTGACGACATGACAGGACCCCTACCCTAATTCAAGCGGCTCTCCCCGCTTGAGTTGCCGTGGCTTTGCCAGTTGCCTGCGGCATTTTTATGCCCCCATCCTTCGCGGGACGGGGGCCTTTTTTAAGGACGTTGATTTGCTAAAGCGCTGGCCACTTCGCGGTTCATGCTGGCCACAATGCTGACGCAGCGCTTGTGCTCTTCAGCCGCAATCAAGGGGCGAAGCACAGCCTCCAGCTTCTCGGCAAATTGCAAGATGTCTACTTCATCAGCAATTAGCGGATCTGGCCGCTTATCATCGCTGAAAAAAAACACTTTTTTGACTAGATCTTCATTTAACAAGGATTTCATTTTTGGACTTCCATAGTTCCCAGTTGACGACAGTGTTTCGGGCCATCGAGCGATGCGCGTGACCCGTGTAGGGGTTAAGGTCGCTGCTCAAGAATTCATCAACGACGTTTTCTTTTGACAGCATCATCTCGTGCTTTTCGGCGGACTCTTTTGTTGAGAACAGCGTGCCGTCCGAGGCTTGAAAGGCAGTGATGGGCTTCATGAGTGTTGGTTCTTGAGTTGCCAAAATTTAAGCAGTGAGCAAAACATTTCCCAGCCGCGTTGGAGGTCCTCTTTGGACCATTCCTTCACGACCACGAGGCCCGGCACACTGCGCGAGACAAACACGTTGGCGCATCGAGCCTTGGGAATGCCAAGGCCCACACGATACGCGGCCAACTGCATAAGGTGATCATCATACGCATCGACCTTGTTGCCGTCCGTAAATTCCTTGGTCTTCACGTCGGCCACAATGCCGTCACCAACAACGCTGTGCAGGTCACACTTGCCGCCAAAGCCGTGGCTATGACCAAAGGCCCGCTCGGCAACCCAAGGCTGTTGGCCGAAGATGGTGTCCAAAGCGGCCACAGTGCCCTTAACGTGCTCCTCGTGACGCCTTACCACCTCACCCTCATAAAAGCCTTGGATCGACGCGTGGATGTCCGTGCCAGCGTCTGCTGCGGCGCGGCCCTGCTCCTTGCTGTCAACCATGATGCGATCGATGTAATCTTCTTCTGGCTCGCCTTCGATGCGGGGCAGCGTGAGCGCAGCCAACAGCACTTGCTTTTGCAGCCACTGAATGAGCGCAGGCTTGGCCATCACGTTCAGGACCGTGGTCACGCTGGGCACGAGGTTCTCGGTGCGGGCGTCGCGCAGCGTTGTGTTGCGCTCCTTGCCGTTCTTGCCGATCACTGTGTAGCGCGGCACGCCGTCGCGGGTGTACCAGTGATTGCTCTCGCTGGCGCGTGGCTCTTTTGCTGTGATGCTCATTTGTTGCCCCGTAATTTGCGCAGCTCGTTGGCCGCGTGCAGGTAATAGTTATGGTTGCCGTCGGTAGCCGCGTGCATGCCTTCCAGAAGGTCGCAGCAAGCCTTCAGCTCCTTAGTCCTCTCTTCTTGCAAGCGGCCATCAAAAGCGCGTGATGCCCAATCAATAAACACCTTGGCAGACTCGGCAGCGTTACCTTCAAAAACAAGCTCAGGGCCGTTGAAGTCAAAGCCGCCAACCTTTTGGCCAAGGCCGCTGGTGTCGTGATTGTTGTGAAAGCTAATGTTGTAGTTGGGTTTGAAGTTGGCAATTTGCAACTGGCCTTCAGGCACAGTAATCTTGGTCTCATGCCACCCGGCCATCTTAGGGAGTTCGTCAAAGTCTTCCATCAATTGTCCTTTAAAAATTATCAGTGTGTGGCTTTGCGTCGCCAGAATAATCTGGTTTTTTTCGCATGTAGGCCTCGTGCAATTCCAAAAAGAAAACAGCGTTGCCTTCTTGGTTTACCGCTTTCCCTCGGTAGGACCAAACATTTTTTTGTATGCTTGTTCCCTTTTCAACAAAATCAGTGCCAGTTTTGGTCAACTTCCAAACGCCACCAATGTTTGTTTTGTCTTCCCTTTCTGCTTTTTGAACAAGCCCCCAATACTTTAATTTTTGGAAGTTTGTCCATTGAATTGCAGTTAGTCCAATCTTGCTGATGTTCGTGGCTCCATGCTGTAAATACAGCTTGTAAAGCGAATTTGCAAGGCTCTGATTAAATGAGTGTTTGTACTCAACAATCTTTGCCCCACAGCAATCGCAAATGCTTGGAGCCTTGCGGTCATCATCAGAGAAAAGTGCAGCCTGTTGCATGATCAGAAGGGGATGTCGTCATCCATGTCATCAAAGCCTGAACCTGTGTTGGTGGGCTTTCTGACGGGTTGCTCTTGGCCGCCTTCACGGGCACGCCACTCAGGCGAGCCTTGGATCTTTTCCTTGAGGCCGTTACCAAACGTCTCAAACAATTCCATGTCGGGGTTTTCAATCACAAACATGGCCACCTTGTTGAAGCCTTCAGGCAAGCCAGCCTTCTTGATAGCCACGGGAACAGGGTTGATCGAGATCACGTTGGTGTACTCTTTGCCGTTGTTGCCAACCGACTTGGCTGCCGTAATCATGGCCCATGCACCGAGCACGTTTTTCAGCTCAAAGCCGCGCAGCTCGTCGGTCGTGAAGTCACGGCCACGCCAAGCTTGCAGGTCCTTGCGGAGGGTCGCCTTCTCGGCCAACGACAGTGTGAAGTTCTTGCTGATTGACATTGGCTCGCCTTTGGCTGTCACCAGCGCGTTGCCGTTGTCGTCTTCGCCGTGGACCTCAAACTGGATCATTACCTTTTGAAGGTGCTTGACCTGTCCTTGGTACTCGGATTTTTGTGTGCCCAGATCCACGATGCGGTAGCACCGTGCAAGGTGCATCCCGGGGGCCACTGGTGTAAAGCTGCCGCCGCCGCTGTCTTTCGCTGTCAAACTCATTTTTCGCTCCTATCAGGTTTAAAAATAGACGCCGTGGGCACGCCGCACTCTACGCAGATCGTCTCCCAGTCGTCTTGGGTAGCAATGCCTGCGATGGCCCTGCGAAGGGCCTCCTCAAGCATTTGCATTCGTTCCAGCATGAGCTGGTGAAATTCAGACTCGTCGCCCATGTCAGTCAACGGCCAAGTAGTAAGCCAGTCCAACCAACACAAACAGCGCGATGCCGCTGCCGGGGCCAAGAAAAAAACGCACAACTGCTAAGAAAAAGTCCCGCATAATTCGCTTTCGAGTTAAATTTGCGCAACTCTACCAAATTTAATTTAAAGATACAACCCCCTTGCGCAAATATTTTTCAAGTGTATGATGCTCTTAAACCAACCACAAAGGAAGACTGAATGACACTGAAGGAATTTTTTGAAACAAAGCCGCGAGGAGCGAAGTTGGCTATGGCCACCAAGCTTGGCGTGAGCAAGACGTGGATGAGCCTCGTCATCTCAGGTAGGGAGCTTGCCAGTCCCGAGCTGAGTGGGGCCATCGAGAGGTACACCAAAGGGCAAGTGAAGCGCACGACTTTGCGGCCCGACATCTTTGGAGACCTAAAGTGATTTGGTACAAATTCCACCTTGGTGATTACATCACCCACACCACGCATCTTAGCGATGCAGAGGACTTGGCTTACCGCCGCCTGTTGGATTTGTACTATATGAGCGAGAAGCCAATCCCACTCAATACCGAATCGGTTTCGAGAAAAATTCGCATTGATTTAGACATAACCGAATCGGTTTTGGGGGAGTTTTTTGACAAGACCGAAAATGGTTACTTTAACTATCGTTGTGATGTTGAAATTGCTAAATATCAAGCGCAAGTCGCAAACAATCAACGACTCGGAAAGCTAGGCGGCAGGCCGAGGAAAACCGAATCGGTAACCGAATCGAAACCGAAGGTTAACCCTAAGAAGATACAGATAAAGAATATAAATACCATATCGTCGCAAGCGACAACATCACGATTTGACGAGTTTTGGTCATCATGGCCAACGTCAAAGCGCAAGGTGGCCAAGTCAACCTGCGAGACCAAGTGGTTAAAGTTGAAGCTCGATAACGTCGCGGACCAGATCCTTTCCCACGTCAACTCGATCAAGGGCAGCGAGCAGTGGACCACGGGCTTTGAACCTGCTCCCCTGACGTACATCAACCAACGACGTTGGGAAGACGGCGTGGCCGAACAGTCGTTTGCGCGGAGGGTGATATGACCCCTGTTGAAAATCTGATCTCGCGTTTAGACAAGGTCAAGGGCCGCAACGGTTCATGGACCGCCCGCTGCCCAGCTCACGAAGACAAAGGGCCTTCGTTGGCCGTGCGCGAGAACGAGGATGGCCGCATCTTGCTGCATTGCTTTGCTGGCTGCGAGACGGCCAACGTACTTGGTGCAATTGGCATGGACATGACCGACCTGTTCCCGCCCGATGAGAAGCGCCGAGAGTACGCAGTGACTGGCAAGCCCAGCATGAAGCCCGCATTCTTTGCGAGCGACCTGATGCGCATCATTCATTTTGAAGCGCTAGTGGTGCAGATCGTGGCTTTTGACATTGCCAACAACAAAATGCCAAACGCAGAAACCCGCGAGCGCATGCTCACGGCTTATGAACGAATCGATGAAGCTGTGAGGTACGCAAATGTCTAGCGTGGCTGCAATTGAACAACGAGCACGCGCACTTGACGAGGCCCGCAAGGTGCGTTTGGTGAAGTCGCAGGAGATCGACACAGAGAAATACCTCAAAGCTCACGACGTTACCCATAAGGTCCACGACGCATCAGTGTGGCTTGAGGAGCTGCAACAGGACCTGATCAACCCGCCTGAGAAGGACTCAAGCACCACAATGCCGTGGGCGAAGACACACTCGACGTTTAGGTATCGGCCCGGCGAGGTCACCCTGTACGCAGGCAGCAACGGTGGTGGGAAGTCCTTGGTGACTGGCCAAGTGGCCATGGGTCTGATCAAGCAAAAGCAGCGCGTGTGCATTGCCTCGTTTGAAATGAAGCCCAAGCGCACGCTGTACCGCATGCTGCGCCAATTCGCTGGTGAGAACATTGACTTCCCGCGCTACACCGACAAGGCAACCTACATTGGTCGCATGCTTGGGCGCTTCATAGATTTTTCAGAGAGCGGTCTGTGGCTGTACGACCAGCAGGGAACCACGTCGAGCCAGCAAGTGATTGCTATGGCGCGGTATTGCGCAGTCGAGCTGGGTGTGCAACATGTGTTCATTGACAGCCTGATGAAGTGCGTGACGGGCGAGGACGACTACAACGCGCAGAAATCTTTTGTTGACGAGCTGACAGCGTTGGCGCGTGACCACAACATTCACATTCATTTGGTCCACCACATCCGCAAGCTGGGCAGCGAAGAGGTGCAGCCAAGCAAGACAGACATCAAAGGCTCTGGCGCGATTGCCGACCAAGTTGACAACGTGCTGCTCATGTGGCGCAACAAAAAGAAAGAGCACGACGTTCAGAACGGCCAGATCCCTGACCACAAAAAGCCAGACGCCTTGCTCATGTGCGAGAAGCAGCGCAACGGTGAGGCCGAAGAGTGGTACAGCTTATGGTTCAACCGCGACAGCCAGCAGTTTGTGGACGAGAGCGGAGGTGTGCCAATGTCGTTTGATGACCGAGGTGCATTTTGAATGGCGAAGGTCAAGGACAAGACGAGCATCGTCACCGTTGTCTCGTTCGGTGGGTCATCCAGCGACGCATACAGGATCGCAATGCAGCGCACCGATGGCTCAACGGTCACACTGACCACACTGGCCGTCGTTACAAGGGCTGGAATGACTTACATGCAGGCTCTCGACTTGAACAAGATGTTCGCGATCAATGGGTCAAAGGTAACCGAGGTAACTATGGAGAATGGAAATGAACTTTGAGAAAAACATATTTTCACAGGGTCAAACCCTGTTTACGCAGGACGAGTTCAACAAGGCACTGAGCGAGGCGAAAGCTGAAATCATGGCTGTTGCAATTCAGACGACCAAGCAGGCAATGTTCCTTGAGCGTAGGGCCTGCGCCCAGATGCTGCTGGACATGGCCGACATGGAGGACGAGGGCACTGTCTGCACAGCCTTGCGCAATGCAGCCGATCACATGTTTAACCGCACGCCCTCGCAAAACCAATGACCTTGGAAGAATTGCAAAAGCAGCTCAAGGACGTGATCAGCAAAAACGAAAATGCGATCACCCTCACACTGCCGTGGCCGCCAAGCGTAAACAAATACTGGCGCACGTTTCAAGGCCGCATGATCATCAGCGCAGACGGTCGCGCATACCGCAGGGCTGTGGCTGACCAAGTTCTGATTCAACGCGGGGCGAAGGATTACGCGGGCAAGCTGTGCGTGGTGATTGAGGCATTTAGGCCAGATAACAGAAGGCGCGACCTTGACAACCTGTTTAAGGCGGTCCTCGACGGCTGCACCCATGCGGGCGTTTGGGAAGACGATTGCAATATCGTTGACTTAAGAATTTATTGGGCCGACTCAGTCGGTGGAATGTTAAAAGTGAAAGTGAGCGAAGTATGAACAACGAAGCATTAAAAGTGAAATGGTTTAACGGGGCCAAGGGCACGGTGGGCATCGCCAAGGTCAAGACTCACGAGGGAGAGATTGAGTACCGCATTAGCCCAGTTGATGGGTTTTTGGAGCACATGGACGTGCAGCAGATCGTTGCGTGGGGCGGTCACTTTCCGATGGCCGCTGGTGAAGCATTGTTTGGGAGCGAGGCATGAAAGAAGAACCAGAATTGATTGACATCTTTGCAATGTTTATCGTGCAGGGCTTGCTGACCGCCGAAGAGGTTGGCGAATACAGCAATGAGCATGTGTCTGAGATCTCGTACCGAGTGGCCAATGCAATGATGATTGAACGCAAAAACTGGATTGGAAAAAACTATGACTGAAAAATTGATTGACCCGCAAGCCGCAGTCGACTTCATGATTGCAAAGTCCAAGGCGTATGCAATTGCCGAGGGCAACAAAACCTACATGGAAGAGTTGCGCAAGACCATCAAGGCCGAGCAGATGATTTACGCCGAAGAGTTAGGCCACAAGACAGCGGCCATGCAAGAGCGCGAGGCGTATGCGTCGGAGCGGTATCGCGAGCACTTGGTTGCCCTGCGTCAGGCCGTGGAGGCTCGCGAGGAGCTGCGCTGGATGCTCATCGCGGCACAGGCCCGCATCGAGGTGTGGCGCTCACAAGAGGCTAGCAGCAGAGCAGAAGGAAAGGCGACGATATGAAAACCGAAGAGGACGAAGAGTTTGAGCGCATTGAGCGACAGCAGGCCCGAGCCAATGGTTGGCGCAAGCGCCAGATTGAAGATGAAAAAGAACAGCGCTGCCCCACATGCAACAAACCAATTACCGAAGAGGACCCTGAAGATGATTGACAGCACCAGCAAGACGTGCCAAGTGTGTCGCCTACGGCCAGCCGAGGTGAAGGGCAAGAACAGCAGCGGCATGCCTCAGTGGCGATGCCAGACGTGTCACGATTTAAAGAATCGACTCGGTTTCACAAAGGGCAAACAATGAGTTTTATCGTAGCGTCGTTACCACCCCTGAAGTGTTTTGTCAGGCGCGAGTTTTTATACAACTTCACCAAAGGGCACGGCGAGTTTGAGCCTGCAATTTGGGTAAGCATCAAGGCCCTGCGCGGTCAGGTCTTCCGCATTGAATCCCTGCTGCCCAATTACGGAGCCTTGTACGACAAGTTGCCTATTCACGCCTATGTGTGGAAAGAAGACCACGGCAACTTGCCCTTCGACACCTTACAACTGTGGGACTGCATGGGCTACCGCTTTACGGTTTGCGAGAAGATTGGCCTGCGCAACTTGGGCGTGAAGTTTTTGGGCAAAGACAAGCAGTGGCATCACGGTCGCTACTTGTTCACCGTTGACTTTTGCGCCGAGGGTATGGACGCTGACACGGGCTTTACCGAGCAGGCCGAGGAACACAAGTCGTTCAATTTCATACGACTGGAGAACGGTCAGTTTGCTACGCAGCCCAACAACCGCTGCCTGTGGTACGACCAGAGCTTGATCCCCGCCGAGGTGAAGTTCCCCGACTTCCAAGCAGCCAAAGAGTTCTACACAGTTGACGGCACACGCAAGTGGTCGGCTGGTGATGATTGGTTTTACAACATTGCCCAAAAGGACGCATGACCACCAAAGCAGAAAAACAACACATGAACCGCGTGGCCGAGCTGGGCTGCGCGGTATGCAGGCGCATGGGGTACGAAGGAACCCCCGCCGAATTGCACCATCCAAGGGCCTTGGCGGGGGGCTGGGGGCGTTCAAGCCACATGGACGTCATCCCACTATGTCCAGAGCACCACAGGGGCGCTACGGGCCTCCACGGCCTTGGCACGAGGGGTTTTCCTAAGCACTACGGCTACGACGAGGCTGACCTGCTGGAGGATGTTAGAACCCTATTAGGGTTTGTCCCTACAAAATAATTTAAAAAAGATGTTGCATTGTTTAATTCTGAGTTACACTACATCCACTGACACAGCAAAACCGCACAGTCAGCACCACAGAAAGACAGCGAAATGACCACTACCATCATCACCCCAGCAGCCCACGACGTTGACGCCCTCGGCGCACTCTTGGCCCAGATTGCAGCTTTGACCAAAGAAGCTGACGCCATCAAAGACGCCATCAAGAACGACGCAAGCCTGACAGGCGACAAGTCCTTTGAGGGCGAACTCTTCAAAGCCACTTACATCGAGAGCAACCGTTCGGTTGTCGACAGCAAAGCTCTGTTCGCAGAGCTGGGCGCAACACCTGAGCAGATCGCTCGCCACACCAAAGTGACTGCTGTGTTCAGCGTCAAAGTAACTTCACGTTAATCGGAGCGCACCATGATCAAAGTTGAATACATTGAAGAGTTGCAAATGTGGCACGCGGGCTATCAAGACGAGCTTGGCAAGCTTGGCGACGGCTTCACCGCCGAGAAGCGCGACGACGCCATCTTTGCACTGGGCTTGTCCATGGGACGCAACCCAGAGCGCCACAGCCGCCCACTGGGTGACTACCTCGACCAACCAACGAAATAAACCAACAGGGGGCTTTGGCCCCCATCAAAAGCGAAAGGAAAGCGAAATGGATAATTACACAGCAACAGGTTTGGCAGAGGGCTTCATCGAGGCCGAGAGCGAAGAGCAGGTGTTGGCTGCATGGCAGCACCTTGTTGACACGGGCCTTGCGTGGCAACTGCAAGGGTTTTTTGGCCGCACCGCCGCCTCGCTCATTGAGCAGGGTTACATCAACGCACCACAGAAAGCGTAATCATGAAAATTAAACTCACGGCACACATCCACTACAGAAAACATTCTTGGGAAAAAGAAGGCAGTTACCAAATTTTGTATATCGCACTGCCTGATGACGAAAGCCTCACCTACATTTGCGCTCAAGAAGTTGAGGTAGAAGTGCCAGACAACTACGACCCACGCGCACAGCAGATTGCCGCGCTGGAGCGTAAGAGGCAAAAAGTTATGGCTGACTACCAAGCAATGGTCACTGAGATCAACGAGCGCATCAGCAAATTGCAAGCATTGGAGTACACAGCATGAAGCACGCACAAGCAGATTACATCAACGCGGGGTACAAGTACGAGAAGGCGACCAACGCCGACAAGGCTCGTGCAGTTGCAGAGAGCATCCGCAAGATGCTTCAGGAAGAACACATTGACGAGCAATCAGACGCACGCTACTTTGTAGAGCGTGGTCGCAAAGAAGCAAGGGAGACAGCATGAACTGGCAACGCGACACTCAAACTAACGAACACTATTTGCCCGTCAATGGGGGCTTGTCATGGAAGGTCTACAAGACCGTTGCAAAAGACTATGCCCTGACCTTGCATCACGAGGACATAGGCCACGGCGAAGATGTCGAGTTCTTTGAAACACTTGCGCAGGCAAAACGCGAAGCAGAACGTAGAAGGGAGACAGCATGAACACCGACCACATCGTTCACAACAGCAACACCCAACGCATGGAGTGCCAGCACTGCAACTTTACTCAGGCCGTCAAGATGCCTGCGCCTATCGACTCCATCTTGAGTACGTTTGATGCCTTCATGGAGGCCCACAAGGACTGTAAGCGCCCTCCCAGCGAGGCGGTGATGTCTGAGTACATCAAAGGCTTTGACGCTGGCTACAGCTACGTCCTCACCGAGATCGAGCGCTGGCAGGACGAGGTGGGCGTGGACCTGCATGTGCTGCTGTCGCACCTTCGCATGGAAACAACAAAGGGTAGGGAAAATACCTAGAAAATAATTTAATAAAGTTGTTGACTTCGTTTAACTTTGAGTTATACTAACTTCACTGCAATAAGCAGGTAACAGCGAATTAGGAGCGAATCATGAATACAGCATCAAACCCCTTCGGTGACATGGCAGACGACTTGGGTGCAATTTACGCATCTACACCCGTTGCCCGCGCCACCAACGAAGTGACTTATTTTGAGCAAGATTGCCCCAAGTGCAGCGGCACTGGAACCTACATGGGTTACAGCCGCTACGGCATGCATTGCTTTACATGTAAAGGCAAAGGAAAGCTGTCCTTTAAAACTTCCCCCGCCACCCGTGCTAAGGCAAAAGCCAGTGCACAACGTCGTGCAGCCGCTAAGGTTGACGCGCAAGCCGCTAAGGTTGCAGAGTGGAAAGCTGCTAATCCAGCCGAGGCTGCATGGGTGGACTCAAGCGCAGAGCGTTTTGAGTTTGCCCGCGCCATGCTCGAGGCCCTCAACAAGTATGGCCACCTCACAGAAAAGCAGATGGCCACAGTGCAGCGCCTGACGGCCCAAGATGCAGAGCGTAAGGCCGCCCGCGTTGTCGCGCAAGCAGCACGAGCTGAGTCAGCCCCTGTGGTGTCCGTCGAGGCCATCGAGGTTGCATTCAACAACGCCAAAGAGTCTGGCGTGAAGTTCCCTAAGCTGCGCCTTGACACCTTTGTCTTCAGCCCTGCTGGTGAGAACAGTAAAAATGTTGGCGCGATTTATATCAAGTCCAAGGGCGATGGCGTGTATTTGGGCAAGGTCATGGGTGGCCGCCTTTTCACCTCACGCGACTGCACCACAGAGGCCGCAGCGCGCATTACAGCCGTAGCAAGCGATCCTAAGCAAGCCGCAGTAGCTTACGGTATGAAATTTGGTGCTTGCTCGGTCTGTGGTCGCCAGTTGACCGATAGCGATAGCGTCGCTCGTGGTATTGGACCCATCTGCGCAGAGAACTACGGCTTCTAAGGGTAAGTCCTTAGAAAATATTTTTGCAAAGGGGGTTGACCTTCCCTTTGTTTAAGTTACAATTACACCACTGACACAGCAAATCCGCATAGTCAGGTAACAGCGAAGGAAAGCGAAATGAAATATCAATACAACGATGGAGGCCGAGAGGCCGCAGGCTACAAAGGCACAGCAGGTGACTGCGTGGCTCGTGCAATTGCAATCGCCTCTGGCTTGCCATACGCAGAGGTGTACGCAACCCTTGCCAGTGGGACTGGAAGTCAGCCAGCAGGCAAGCGCGGTAAGCGCTCTGCATCCGCCCGCAGTGGCATCAGCGTCAAGCGCAAATGGTTCAAGGACTACATGGCCTCCATTGGCTTCGTATGGACTCCCACAATGGGCATTGGCACTGGGTGCAAAGTCCACCTTCATGATGGCGAACTGCCTATGGGCAACTTGGTGGTGTCGGTCAGCAAGCACTACACCTCTGTGATTGATGGCGTAATTCACGACACTTGGGATCCACAGCGCGAAACGTATTGGGCAAGTTCCGATGGTATAGGGCACGTTTCTCGCAGATGTGTTTACGGGTACTGGGCCAAGGCATAAAGTGAAGGGGGCTACGGCCCCCATTAAAAGCGAATCAAAACCGAAAGGAAATAAAATGTCATACATAGCAGAAATTGAAACCCGCGTGGCAGGCATACCCTGCATCATTGGCGTGATCGAGTACGAGAGCACCGCAGGGTCCTACGACTACAACGCCCCCAGCGATTGGGACTACCACGGCTACAGCGAGAGCGAGTGGGAGGTCTGTGACCGTCGTGGCCGCCCCGCCCCATGGTTGGCCAAGAAGCTCACCGACGAGGACGAGGCGAAGATCGAAAAAAAAATTGAGAAATATTTTAAATAAGTCTTTACAGCCCTCAAATTTAACTTATAATTAAACCACTGCATCCCGCAGGCAACACAGAAAAGGACAGCGACATGACACAGCAAGAATTCAACCGATTGGTCACGCTGGACATCCAGCGTTTGGTGGCCAAGGCCCAAGCAGAGTACGAGGCCGAAGTGGCCGAGGAGGAGACAACAGAGGACAGCGAGTCCGCAGAATGAGCGATCTGCCCACCTTCAGCGTGCATGAGCATATGGTCACCTACGAAAACCCGAAGGTGATTATTGACGGCCTTGTGTTGTATCGCGAGGCCACCATTGAGATCGATAGCAGCCACATGGGGCAAGAATTCTTGCTTCGCTTGATGTACCACATGGGCGAGGGCCATATCCGCGTGAAGGTGGCCAAACTCAAGGAAAAAACAAATGATTGACAAAATCATTGTCAGCGTGGTGTTGGGCGCGGTGGGGTTCAGCGGGCTATTCCCTGACCTGCCTCAGCCCCTTACGCCAAGACAGTTGCAGCAGAAGGCAAAAGAGGCGTCAAAGGGCGCGGTTTGCGAGAAGAAGAAGCAAAGCGAAAAGGTGAAACGGTTATGCAAGCGATGGGGGTATGAGCCAAATGAAGTCAGATTTACCAAACAAAAAACCTGAAGAGTCGTTGTCAGATAAGCTGCTTATTGGTACAATGTTTATTGTGTTTTTGATCGTGATGTGTATGCTGCCAGACATCATGCATTAAGCGAATCAAAACCGAATTGGTTACCAGTGAAAGCTGGGTCCAAAATCAACATATAGCGATCCGAAAGCGAAGAGAAACCGAATCGGTTTCGACCAGCACATGCGGCTGGGATCACAAAACAAAACGGAGAGCCATATGGCAAAACGCATTTATATCGTCTACGGCAGCCAAGAAGGCACGCGCCTCGTTAAGGCTAGTTTGCGTCAGCAAGCCCTGAACCACGTTGCAAGCACTGAGTTTAATATTCGCGTCGCAACGCAGGATGACTTGGTTGAGCAGATCACGGCAGGCACAAAGATTGAGCAGTACCGCGCCCCTGAGCAGCAAGAGCTGATCGAGGACAGCGAGTCACCCGCAAATTAAGCGAATCGGTTACCATTGCCTCATCGACATACGGACGAGGACTAAGGTCATGCCAGAAACCGCCGCAAAGCCATCAAAACGAGCTACAGCAGCCCCAAAGCCCAAAGCTAAGGCCAAGGGAGCTGCCACGCCGCGCAAAGCCCTAGAAGCCCCAAAGAAGACAAGCAAGTCAACCTACACCAAGCAGATAGCTGACATCATCTGTATACGGCTATCAGAGGGTGAGAGCTTGAAGGAGATCGTAAGGTCAGAGGGGATGCCAGATAGGGCGACGGTTTATCGTTGGTTGTTGGAGCAGCCTGTTTTCTGCGACATGTACACACGCGCACGAGAAGAGCAGGCCGACACGCTGGCCGACGAAATCATTGCAATTGCTGATGAGTCCCCTGCGATCAACGAGTTCCGCGACAAGCACGGCGACGTGATAGACATCAAGATCGACTCTGGATATGTGGCCTACCAAAAGCAGCGCATTGAGGCCCGCAAGTGGACGGCCATGAAGCTTAAGCCTAGGAAGTACGGCGACAAGCTCGAGCTGGCTGGCGACCCCAACAACCCCATGAAAGTCGAGATCCAGTCCGAGGCTGACACCTACCTTGCGGCCCTCTTAAAGAACATAGAGCTAAATAAGCAGGTCGCCGCGAATGAGTGACATAGCCGAGATCGTGGCTGACCCAGAGACGCAGAGGCATCTAGCGCTGGCCAGCCCCGAGTATCGGTTAGCGTGGGCATGGCGTATGAGCTGGTTCAAGACCCAGCACGTCCATCAGACCCTGCCCCCCGGCGAGTGGTGGTCCATCTGGCTGATGCTGGCTGGCCGTGGCGCTGGCAAGACCCGTACAGCAGCCGAGCAGATCGCGTGGTGGGCCTATGAGAACCCTAGCACGCGCTGGCTGGTGGCCGCCCCAACGAGCGCTGACGTTAGGGCCACATGCTTTGAGGGCGACAGCGGCCTGATCACCGTCATCCCCAAGTCGCTGGTGGCCGACTACAACAAGACCGCGCACGAGCTGCGCCTGACAAATGGCAGCCTGATCAAGGGCATCCCCGCATCGGAGCCTGAGCGCTTCAGGGGGCCGCAGTTCCACGGTGGCTGGTGCGACGAGCTGGCCGCGTGGGATTACATCCAAGAGGCGTGGGACCAAATTCAATTCGGCATGCGCCTTGGTAAGCGCACCCGCATGATTTGCACGACCACCCCGCGACCGAAAGACCTGATCATTGAGTTGATGGGCCGCGAGGGCGACGACGTGGTGATGACCACCGCCTCGACCTATGCCAACCTTGGCAACCTGTCCGAAAACTTTAGGAAGCAGATCCTTGCCTATGAGGGGACCAAGCTCGGGAGGCAGGAAATCTACGCAGAGATCATCGACCCCGAGGAGGGCGGCATCGTCAAGCGCGACATGTTCAAGCTCTGGTCAGCAGGCCAGCCCTTCCCCAAGTTCGAGTACATCTTGCAAAGTTACGACGTGGCTACCTCAGAGAAGGCCCAGAACGACCCGACGGCCTGCATCACGTTCGGCGTGTTCAAGCCGCAGGACGGCCCCATGTCGGCCATGATCATCGACTGTTGGCAGGAGCGCATGATGTACCCTGACCTGCGCCCCAAGGTGATCGAGGAGTACGAGACCGTCTTTGGTGAGGGCAAGGACCGCAAGCGCGTCGACCTGCTGCTGATCGAGGACAAGAGCGCGGGCATCAGCCTGATACAAGACCTGCAACGCGCCCACCTGCCTGTGAGGGCCTACAACCCCGGGAGAGCCGACAAGCTCCAACGCCTCAACATTGTGTCCAACATCATCGCCCGTGGCCGTGTGTGGATACCCGAAAGCGACAACCGCAAGGGCTACGTCAAGGACTGGGCCGAGGGGTTCGTCAGCCAGATCTGCTCCTTTCCCGAGACCACGCACGACGACCTCGTGGACGCCTGCACGCAGGCCCTGCGCTACCTGCGTGACGCTGGGTGGCTTGACATCGACCCGCCGCCTGACGACACATGGGACGAGGACGATTACGCCGACACTGGCCGCACAAGAAAGGTGAACCCCTATGCAGTCTGACCAACCCGCCAAGATAGAGATGTGCGCCAACCGCTTTGAGTTGATAAGCTCATGGGGTGAGCCTGTCGACAAGGCGTGGGCGCGTGACATGTTCGAGCGCTGGCTAAATCAACGGGTGGACTTGACAGATGCCAGCGTTTATGATGACTTAATTCCAGCAAAAGGTAAATAAGCATGCCCAGCTACATAAATTCCATCAAGCCGATTAAGCAAATTGATTTACCAAAGCTAAAGCTAATTGAAACCGATTCGGTTCCAAAGAAGAGCCAGTCCCTCCGAGAGTGGGCCATGGCTGGTGGTGGCGTCCCTGAATCGCACAAGGACCGGGCCGACGTCTGGCACAAGAAGGCGCACAACTACGCCAAGGGCGGCGCGGTCAATATGCAAAAGGGCGGCAAGATGGGTGTGGGCATGAAGATTGCCGACGTTGTAGCCGACGCCAGCAAGCAGGCTGACGAGATCCTTGCAGCCAAGAAGGCTGGCAAGCTGGACGATGCCATGAAGTCCAAGCAAGCGCCCATGACGACGCCCCAAGGCACTGGCCTGCCGTTGATGCCCCGCACCCAAGGCATGTACACCCAAGGCGTCAAGCAAGAGGACCTGCCCCGCATGACCAAGGTGGATAAGGCCCGCGCCGAGGGTAAGTCGCCTGCATACACCGAGCGCATGCAGGACCTGCTCGACAGCCCCACCGCCCGCAAGAAGATCGACAAGCTGATCAACAAGGGCAAAGACCTGAACATGACCGAGTGGTACGGCACTGAGCCTTTGCGTCAGGTGGCCATGGACTTGGGCCTGTCGCCCGAGAAATACAAAGAATTCCTTGCGCAGATGGCCAGTGCCAGTCAGCGCAACCCGGTGGACCAGCAAAACAAGATGGGCAGCTACCTGTGGTACTTGAGCCAGACGGACCAGTTGCCCGATGATGCGTTTCTGCTGACCAACAAGATCAAGAAGGACCCGTCGCTCAGGCCCGAGGGCACGGCCATTGAACTGCCAGAAGGCTACGGCTCGCTGGCGCAGGGTGACATCTTTAAACGTGGCAAGCAGATCGCATCGGGTGACATCATGGGCGCACTGCCCCCAGACAAGAAGCTGGGCACGTTCTACCGCAACTACCTCGGCAACCTCAAGCCCGTCACGGTGGACGTCAACGCAGTGCGTGGCCCCATCATCGAGCGCGGCGATCCCCGCTGGCTGTCGTCTAAGCTGGTCGAGAAGGACGACGAGGGCAACGTGATTGCCACCCACTTCCCCCGCAAGGACGTGGCCGAGGGCCGCATGTCGCTGAAGGAGGCCAAAGAGCGCCCCGGCTTCTGGGAGGCTGCGCCGTCTGGGTCCGAGTACGCAGGCTTTGAGGACCTGTGGCAACGCGGGGCCAAGCGCCACGGCGTTGAGCCAGCAGAGGCCCAAGCGCTGGGCTGGTATGGCTCTGCTGACGTCACCGCGCTCAAGACCAAGCCTGAGCTGTACATCGACAACCTCGAGCGCATGATCAAGCGCACCGCCGAGGAGACGGGCCAAAGCCCGCTCAAGGTGATGGAGGAGGTCATCAGGGGCAAGGGCTACCTGTACAAAGAGGGTGGAGCGGTCCAGCACTTTGATGGTGGCGGTATGGCAGCCGCAGACTTCGTTGGGGCAGAAGACGACGGCGGCAGCCTTGACAAGGCCAAGCTGATGACCAAGATCCTTGCGGACATGGCCAAGAAGCAGGGAAGCCAAGAGGTGGACAGCTTAAAAAAGCCCCGCGCACTCACGGACCTGCTTAACCGTGGAGTGCTGGCAAACAACCCAATAAGCGCAGGCGTGGATCTTTTTAACATGGGCCTTGGTGCATTTGGCATGGGCAGCGATAAGCCGTTTCTTGGGTCCGAGCACCTCAAGGGCTTGATGGACAAATACAACATTACGTCTGGCGAAGAACGCCCAATGATGGAGACCGCGTTGAGCTTTGCAAGCCCCGCAGGTATGGTCAAAGGTGCGGTGAAAGCAACAGACGCCGCTAAGAAAGCTCCTGAGTTGGTCAAAAAAGCCTCGGATGCTTTAACTTCAAGTAAGATAATTCCTCTGGCCACAGAGGCGAAGACTGCGCAAGCAGGGAAACCAACAGGAGCTGCATATGCAACAAGACAAGAAGGGCCGTTCTTCCGAGTCAGCCCAACAACACTTAACGTCAGTACGGCAAAGAGTCGCGGAATTAGAGAAGCGGATGAACTTCAAGGCCAAGCCCCTGTCGGAGGAACAACAGGACAGGTTGGAGGCGAACTTCCGACGCGCATCGCAGATGAAGAGGTGGCCCGAATAATCGCTGACCCAGTCGCGAACGAGCCACTAAACATTGCAAAAAGATATACTCAAGAAACGCAAGGCACTGACTTTGTCTTGCCTGAAATCCCCGAGAGTTCCTTAGTTAAGCAGTCGGCCATTGGCCGCACGCACCAAATCGCCGTCGAGGGTGCGCCTGAATACAAGACAGCGGTCTTCGATGCTTACGTTAAGCAGATGCCCGAAGTGCTTGAGCAGGCAGGAGCTAAGAACTACGACGACCTTATGGAGAAGGCTTACCGCCAACTTGCAAAGGAAACCGACGCGCAGTTCCAAGCACTGCCCTACAACTTCTCGTATCACCGCGCTGGTGAGGGCAACTACAACTCCAGCAAGGAGATGGCCGCCGACGTGCATGGCAACAAGCACCTGTACGTCTTTCAAGGCGGCGACCCCCACGACTTCCTGAACCGCGTTGACCCAAACACTGGCTTAAACGAGAACGAAAAGTTTCGCGCCGTTCACGATTTGCTTGGCCACGCCATCTACGGTAACCAATTTGGACCAAAGGGCGAAGAGACCGCGTGGGCCATCCACAGCCAGATGTACAGCCCGCTTGCTCGTTTGGCCATGACGGCTGAGACTCGCGGCCAAAACTCAATGGTCAACTACAGCCCACTAAACGCAAACCTCAAGGCTGAGATTGCCAAGTACGACAGTATGGCCGACGAGGCACGCAGAAGGGGCGACAAGGCCCTTTTAGGCGAGATTAACGCAGCCAAGCGCCAAGCGTACTCAGGGTTCCAATATGCGCCCCAGAAGGCTGTATTGTTGCCCCCCGAGTTCTTGAGTCCCCAATACGCTGGCGGCATGCCCTCGTACCTTGCGGCAGCAAACCGACCCACAAAGGGAACCGAAACCCAATCGGTTTTAACGCACTTTAGCAACGACCCCAATTTGCAGTTCACTGATCCACGCAGGTATGGCAGCGGCATCAAGGGGGCGGAGGGTGAGCGCCTGCGCGAGTACCCCGGCGCAGTACGCGACCGCTCGTACTTCTACCTCGGGGAGCCGAGTATGGTCACGCCCGAACCCGGCCTCGGTGCAAATCGTTACCGTGGCGAGTCGTCCAGCCTGTACGACATCACGCAAGACCCCTTGAACTTTCGCGCCCTTGCGCGAGAGTCTAATCGCGTACCGTACACCGCCAAGTACAACCAAGGCGTGACCTACCCATTGCAAGAAGCCAACGACATGGAGCGTTTGGTCAAAGAGTATGGCTATGAAGGGATGGCCAATCCAAAGGCTTCCAAACCAATGGCCATCATGTTCAAAGAGACACCAGTCCAACGCCAAAAGCGCGGCGGACTTTCATCGATAAAGTGAGCACCCCATGGCAACCCAATTCCCAATAGACCCAGAATTCAACCGCTTTGTTGGCGGCAACCCTGACCAAGACACTGAAGCTGGGGGCGAAGAGGAGGCGCAGGTTGTTGACATGCCTGACCTAGTCAACTCCGAGCTGGAAGAGCTGCCCGACGGCAGCGTGGTTGTCACCATGGACACCAAGGGGCCGATGGAGGACGAGGACTTCTACCAAAACTTGGCTGACAGCGACCTGATTCAGGACTACGACCTGAGCGCCATGGCCCTGCGCTACATCGAGCTGGTCGAGAAGGATAAGGACGCACGCAAGCAGCGCGACAAACAGTACGAAGAGGGCATCAAGCGCACGGGCATGGGCAATGACGCCCCCGGGGGTGCGAACTTCAACGGCGCATCCAAGGTCGTTCACCCCGTAATGGCTGAGACTTGCATCGACTTTGCAGCCCGCGCCATCAAAGAGATGTTCCCACCCGACGGCCCGACCAAAACCAAGATCTTGGGCGACGTCACGCAGGACAAAACCGACATTGCCGAGCGCAAGCGCGATTACATGAACTGGCAGTTGACCGAGCAGATTGAGGAATTCCGCGACGAGCAAGAGCAAATGCTGACCCAGCTCCCACTTGGTGGCTCACAGTACATGAAGCTCTGGTACGACGAGAAGAAGCGCCGCCCCTGCGCACAGTTTCTACCCATCGACAACGTGCTTTTGCCCTACGCGGCAGGCAACTTCTACACCGCCGAGCGTTTCACCGAGGTTGACGATATCTCTGACTGGGATTACAAGCGCCGCGTGAACTCTGGCATGTACCGCGACACCGTAATGTCCCGCGCCACCATGGACCCAGAGATGACTGGGGCGCAGAAGGCCACAAACAAGGTCGAGGGCAAGTCCCAAAACGACAACGAAGACGCCGTGCGCCGCGTCTACCACATCTACACATGGCTCGAGCTGGAAGACGACCCCGTCACTAAGGGTGAAATGGCCCCGTACATCCTGATGATCGACGATCTGTCAAGCGAAGTGATTGGCCTGTACCGAAATTGGGAAGAGGGCGACAACACAATGACCAAATTGGACTGGGTCATCGAGTTCAAGTTCATCCCATGGCGTGGCGCATACGCAGTTGGTCTGCCGCAGCTCATTGGAGGCCTCTCAGCGGCCCTCACAGGCTCTTTGCGTGCCTTGCTGGACTCTGCGCACATCAACAACGCTGCAACGCTCCTGAAGCTCAAGGGCGGCAAGATCTCTGGCCAGTCCCAAGAGATCGAAGTCACGCAGGTTGTGGAGATTGAAGGCGCTCCCGGCGTGGATGATGTGCGCAAGATCGCCATGCCCATGCCTTTCAACGGCCCGTCGCCCGTTCTTTTCCAGCTTTTGGGCTGGCTGACCACCGCCGCCAAGGGCGTGGTGACCACCGCAGAGGAAAAGATTGCCGACGTCAACAGCAACACCCCAGTTGGCACGACTCAGGCGCTGATCGAGCAGGGTGCAGCGGTTTTCAGCTCTATCCACGCTCGTTTGCACGAGTCTCAGGGCCGCGTGCTCAAGGTTTTGAGCCGAATTAACCGCTGGTACTTGGATGACATGCAGCGCGGTGAGGTTGTCGAGGATTTGGAGGTCACTCGAGAGGATTTTGCCCGTGTGACCGACGTGATTCCTGTGTCGGACCCGCACATCTTCTCTGAGACCCAGCGGATGGCGCAGACCCAAGCGGTTATGGCCATCATGAAGGACAACCCAGACCTGTTTAACAAGAAAGTGGTGATACAGCGCTTTTTGAAACAGATCAAAGTCCCCGGCATCAACGAAATCATGGTCGACGTGCCCGCTCCAGTGAAGATGGACGCCGCCAACGAGAACGTAGCCATGGCCATCGGTCAGGCCGCCTACGCTTACCCCGAGCAGGACCACCTTGGCCACATTCAAGCGCACTTGGACTTTGCAAAGAGTCCGATTTTTGGTGGTAACCCCATCATTGCGCCAGCCTACTTGCCCAAGTCGGTCGAGCACATCAAGCAGCACATCGTTTTGTGGTACTTAAACCGCATGACTGGCTACGTCCAAAAGGCCATGGGCGAGAAGCTCGAGGACTACGAGTTGCAAAAGGACCCCAAGGCCGTCGACAAGCTGTTTGCGCTGGCATCGCAGCACGTCGAGCTGGACGCGGACCAAACGCTCAAGGGCATCTTGCCTGTGATCGAGCAACTGATGCAGGGCCTGCAAAAGTTCAAGCCGCAGCCACAGATGACGCCAGACACCAAGGTGCTGCTGGACACCAGCATGGCCGAGACCCAGCGCCGCGCCAAGCGCGACGAGGCAGAGATGGGTCTCAAGGACAAAGCACTGGCCGCCAAGATCCAAATGGACATGGCCAAGCTGCAACAGGACCAGCAGGAGGCAATGGAAGAGCTGGAAATGCGCTTGGCCATTGCAACCAGCGACCAAGAGATGAAAGAACGCATCGAGACAGCCCGCTTAACACGCGATGCGGCAAAGCTCAATTTCGAGCAAACCAAGGCTGTACCAACCCAAGGAGACCGTTATGGCAACCAGTGATCAAGAGCAAAAGAGCATCAATGTGCCCCAGCACAAGCGCATGGCAATGGGCGAAAAGCTCGATGGCCAGAGCATGAAGGGTGGCAGTCCCGCTCCAACCAAACAGTCAGGAGGCTTGTCACAAGCTAAGAAAAAATGAGAACCCTTTCCGATTTGATTGGTGGAATCAAGGCTAGGCAGGCTGAAATAGCCGCGTCCCTCGTTGCTGGTAATGCGACGAACTGGGAGTCTTACGTTCGACTGGTTGGTCACAACGGGGGTCTGCAAGAGGCCCTCGAAATCCTAAATAACCTGATGAAGGAAGATGAAGATGAGTAACAACCCGGTAGCTTCTCACGAAGCTGAGATGGCTTGGGCATTTCCGAGCGTAGATCCCGGTGCAAAACCTCTTGGTGGACGACTGTTAGTTCAGCTCCGCCGCTCAAAAAAGACGACAACTGCATCTGGAATTATCTTGGTCGAAGAAACCAAGGAAACTGAAAAGTGGCAAAACATGGTCGCCAAAGTAATCGAGGTTGGACCGCTGGCATTTAAGCATCGTGACACGATGTTGGGCTGGCCCGAAGGATCTTGGTGCGAGGCTGGCGAATTTATTCGTGTGCCCAAGTGGGGTGGCGATCGTTGGGAGGTCTCGGTTCCCGGCGAGGCCAACGAAGAACGCGCCTTGTTTATGGTCCTGAACGATCACGAGGTGATCGCTAAGTTGACTGGTGATCCACTTGCTATGAGGGCATTCCTATGAGCACCGAAGCCAAAGAAAAGATTGAAGATCTCAACGTCGTTGAGGAAAAAGACGGTTCCGTCACGGTGGACTTGCCAGATCACATGGCTGACCACTCCAGTGACGAGCCTGAAACTCATCAGGACAACGACGGTGATGTCGACCACCCTGACGACACTGATGCGGTCCGAGAGGCAAGGCGCAACCGCCGCCGCGCAAAGAAGGACTACATCAAGCGCACCAACGAGGAGAAGGACCAAAACCTGATCTTGTTGCGTCGTCAGAATCAGGAAATGCAAGATCGACTTGCCGTCTTGGAGCGCAAGACGCAAGGCGCTGACATGGCCCGTTACGACAAAGCCATGGAAGACGAGGAGTACCGTCTGCGGTACGCCCAACAGAAAATGCAAGAGGCGACGGACAACTCTGACGGCTCGGCGTTCACCAAGGCCCAAGAGCTTTGGTACGACAGTCGACGCAAGCTGGAGGCCATGCACAGCTACAAGGAACAGGTCTCCCGAGCCAGCTCTCAAGAATCAGCGCCAGCTAACCCCAAGCTAGTGCGTTTGGCCAACAGTTGGATGGAGCGCAATTCTTGGTATGACCCAGAGGCTGGAGATGAGGATACTCAGATCGCCAAGGTCATTGACAACCGTTTGGTTGCCGAGGGTTGGGACCCGTCATCTCAAGATTATTGGGATGAGCTTGACAACCGCTTGCAAAAACGCCTACCACACCGTTATACTAGAAACACTGACGAGCCTTCCAGAAGGAGTCCTCGAAGTGTGGTTACAGGATCGAGTCGTGAATCCTCTAGTAGCGTTAATGGCAACCAGTTTGTTTTGGCCCCTGAACAGGTCAGAGCAATGAAGGATGCAGGTTTTTGGGATGACCAAGAAAAGCGCAACAAGATGATCAAACGATACGCTATTGAAGCACGCAATAAAAGGAACTAAACATTATGGATTCTCGTCTTAAAAAAACCCTTAACGCAGGTGGCCGTGAAAGCCGATCTTCACAAGATTTATCACGAGCTGCCCCCGAAGAGGCGTTCATTTCAAAGCAGGAACGTCGCAAGATGTGGAGCGATGAATGGACACAAAGTGCGCTGCCGAAGGTCCCAGATATCCCGGGATGGCATCTTTGCTGGTTATCAACCACCAACGGCTACGACAGTATTGATAAGCGGATGCGATTGGGTTATGTTCCCGTGAGAGCGGATGAGTTACCCGGATTCGACAATTACCGCGTAAAGGCTGGCGAAGACATTGGTTTTATTGCGTGCAATGAGATGCGCTTGTACAAGCTTCCAATGGAAGTTTATCAAGAGGTCATGACTCAAATGCACCATGATGCGCCTAACGAGGAATCGGACAAAGTCCAAGTCCAAGTTGAGCAGCTTCAAGGAAACCGCGATAGCTCAGGCAAAAGTCTGGGAAGCGTTGAAGGTGAAGGCTTTGGCAATTTGAACCGAAATATCCAAACTCCCGTATTCCACGGGTGAGGATTTAACAAAGGAGTTATTTATGAGTGCAACCTCTACTCCGTTCGGCCTGCGTCCTTCGTTCCACCCATCGGGTCTGGATCGCGCTGTGGCGCTCGCAAGCGGTATCGCATCTGGTTACAACACTGGCATTCTTAAAGGCCAGCCTGTAGCCCTTGACACGTCTGGAAACATCATTGCAGCCACTGCTGGCAGCGCCTTCCAAGGTGCTTTTGCTGGTCATGAGTTCACTGATACTACGGGCCGTCGTCTGGTCAGCAATCAGTGGGTGGCCAATACCGCCTACCAAGCTGGTTCTGAAGTGACCTATTACTACTCTGACCCGAATATTGTGTACGACATTCAGGCCAACGGTAGCTTGGCTCAAACCTCGATTGGTGATCAAGCCAACTTCGCAAGCATCACTGCTGGTTCCACGACCACAGGCTTGTCTCAGTGCATGATTTCCACCTCTTTGGTGGGTTCGGGCAACGTCGGTGATCTTCGGATTATCGGTCTTTCTAACGGCGTTGATAACGCTTGGGGCGATGCTTTCACAGTAGTGCAAGTACAAGTCTCTCGCAGTCAATTCGTTGCAACCATTAACGCCATCTAAGGAGTCCAAT